AATCATCGATCAAGGATGCTGTGGAAGCAGTTGGACGACCAATTCCAGGCGTGGATGAGGGTTGGCGCATGAGCCTGCGAGGAGAACGCCGCACCGAGTTCCCCCAGTCAGTCCGCAAGGCCGCATTTGCCCGCGCCTGCAAGCCTGACGGGATTCCCAAATGCGAAGCCCCAGGTTGCGGCAAGGTGGTCCGCGCCGGCCACCTGATATTCGAACATGTGCAGCCTGACGGCCTCGGTGGAGAACCGACGATCGACAACTGCAAATGCTACTGCGACGTCTGCGCGGACAAGAAGACGGTTGAGGAAGATAATCCGCGCATGGCCAAGGCCGATCGGGTGCTGAAACGCGCCTTCGATCTGATGCCGAAGAAACGGCCGATTGCATCACGAGGTTTCGCCCGGCGCCAGCGCACCCATGCGGGACGGCCGCCGGCACTGCGCTTCGATTAAAAGGGACACAGAACAATGTCGGCCAAAGGAACCGGGGCAGCTATCAGATTCTTGCGAGAGCACGTCTCCTACGATGGAGGCGAATGCCTGATTTGGCCTTTTAGCAGGGATCGAGACGGTTACGGCCAATTTGGCCACCATGGCAGGAAGACTCTCAAGGCCCACCGTTGGATGTGTGAGGCAGCAAATGGTCCACCTCCATCGCCCAATCATCTAGCAGCGCACGAATGCGGCAACGGTCATTTGGGCTGCATCCATCCTAAGCACCTCGCATGGAAGACTGGCGACCAAAACGCAAAAGACAGGGTTACCCACGGTCGATCGCGCAAGGAAAAAGGCCGCAGCAACCGCAAACTCACTCATGCGCAAGTCCTTCGGATTATCGAACTGAAGGGCGTCAAGAGCCCGGATGAGCTTAGCCGAGAATTTGGAGTTTCTAATCGGCAGATCCGACTAATCCATCAGGGCAAGAGCTGGAAAGGCGGCTTGCCGCACAAGACCGGCACCAAGAATGAAATCCACTATTCGTTGATTGGGAATAAAAGAAAGGGTTGGACATGACCGTTTTGAAAGAACTCGGACTTTTTGAGGCTCCGGCCGACAAGCTGGCGCGGCAGAGCTACCCGGGCATGGCGCATTTTGCCGGCACCGGACCGCAGGGCAAGACATGTGGAAGCTGCAAGTACTTCTGCGCAGCAGCCATTTCGAAGGGGCGAGCACCGGATCAGGACTACTGCGATAAGTACACAGTGCTGACCCATGGAAAAGTTGGCAAGAGAATTCCGAAAGAGGCCGAGGCATGCCGACACTTCGAAGAGAGACCGGCCTGACTTTCCATATTGCCCCGAATGGGAAAGGTTGAGACATGGACGATTTATTAGACGCTCGCGGCGAGGCCGTGAAGGAAATCACGACTTCAATGCTCAAGGCCGCCGGCGAATCCATGCTGCGTCATGGCAACGACCCGCACTCAGAGATTATTCTTGCCGCCGCTATCGCGATGTTCATCGACAAAGTGCAGCCACTTTGCGGGGATGGCTTCAAGTAACGTCTCGTGCGGCTGATTTCTGGAGTTGAGCCATGACGAACGAGATGCTGGAACTGGCGGATCAGATCAAGGCATATTTTGACGATGGACCTCCTAGCACAGGAGGCCACTCCGATGCAGCAGGGGCGAATGCCTTCGAGCTTCTCGAATTGGCCGAGGCTGCACTCCGCGCTCAGTCCGACGTGCGCGCCCCCGCTCCTCAGGGCGAGCCGGTCGCGTGGCGGATTCGCTTGCGCGAGTCTCCCTACCAATGGGAGTTTTACCGGGAGAAGCCTGTTGATGATGCTTCGAATTTGTACGAGGTCGAGCCCCTCTATGCCGCCCCGCCACCGCCCGCCGCCCTCGCCGATGTGCTGGAGAATGTGCGCGTGTCTATCGGAAAGATAGCGGATGGCAGGCGCGGTGATGGCGTCCCTCCTGAACTATACCGGGCCTGCCATGCGCTGACGCACATGACGAAGGATTCGCGGTCATGAGTGAACAACGCCAACCCCACAAAGGTAAGTACACTCTCATCGAGGTCACGAAGCTTACTCTGCTCAAGAGCGCGCTTCTAGAGGCCGAGCGCTTCATGTCCTATTTTGCCAATGAGACCGGCGGCCATTTTGTCGGGCCGGGAACGCCAACCACATGCCTCGCTCAGATCCGTGCGGCTTTAACTGACGACACAGGAAACTCGAAATGAGCGAGCGCATCAATCGAGATCGAGCAGCGAAAAACCCGGGCGGTATGCAATGCACTCGCTGCGATGAGATTTTCATCGGCGAAGAATGGCATGTACTGTGCGCGATCTGCGTCAGGCTGCGTGATCCTTCCATGCCTCGGACGGCTTTAAATTCTGCTTACCGAAAGGACGATGTGTGAGCGAGAAAGACATCATCTTTCTGATCGGAATCGCGATGGGATTTATAGGAGGTTTCAGCCTTGGTCACCTGCGTGGTCAATGCGTTGGCATCGCTTGGCTCGCGAAGCTGCGAGATGAAAATACAGCATTAAAGACCGCAGACCGCAAACAAGGGGAATGACAATGGAAATCAACGGGAAGAAAGTCGTAGACGCCACCAAGCCGGCGAAGATCACAATCACCCCGAAGGACATCGCCAAGGGTGACAACAAAAATCCGTCCGGGTGCGCTGCCGCTCAAGCGGCGATGCACTCGCTCGAAAACTGCATCAGCGCGCGGGTCCACATCGGCCGCGTCTATATCGAGCAGGAAAGGCGCTGGGTCCGCTATAATACATCGGACGCGTTGCGCACCGAAATTGTGGCCTTCGACAGAGGGGGCCAGTTTGAGCCCGGCGAATACACGCTGCGTCCTGTCAGCGCGAACGAGACGACGGAAGGGCGAGCCAGAAAGCGCGGTGAAAAGAACCACAACGGCCCCTCCAAGACCAAAGGACCGCGCCGCGCATTGATCGCGAAGGTCAAGCGCCACGAGGTCACCGGCATTCGCCCGAAGGGCGCTAATCGATAAACACCACTTAACGAGGGATTTCACATGCGAAAATTTCTGCCTTTGGTTCTTCTGCTGCCGCTCATCGGATGCATTGACTATTCCGATGGAGATCGCGTCGGCACCATCGTCAAGTTCTCCAAGAAGGGGCTGCTATGCAAAACGTGGGAGGGAGAACTCCTCGTCGGTGGCCTGAAGCGCGTCACGCAGACATCGACGGATAGCCAAGGCAATAGCCACACAAGTTCGTCGATGGCTCTCAACGTGATGCAATTCACCGTCGAGAAGCAGGAGCTTGTGCAGCCAATCCTCGACGCGATGGAGACCGGCAAGCAGGTCAAGATCCACTATCAGCAAGAACTCGTCACCATCTGCCGCTCAGACGGCAACGACAGTTTCGTACAGACGGTCAAGATTCTCGACTAAATCATCGTTAACGAGTTGTATCGCCATGACATACGACGATTGGAAGACACACAATCCTGATGACGACCGCTGCGAGTTCTGCGGCGCGGCTCCGTGGGAGAGCCGTGGCGGCTGGCAACCATCCGCCTGCACCGGCGGATGCAAAACGTCGTGGCGCGATCCTGATGCCGAATATGAAAAGATGAGAGATGAGGGCTAGACATGAGTCGGCGCATGGACCGCGAGGGCGTGATGCGTTCACATACCCAATGGATCAAGAACACGAGGCTGTGGAATGATCCCCGCTGCAAGGATGATGAGCGAGGCTGGGTTCAGCCGTTCTCCAACTGGCAGGGCTGGGACGAATTGAACAGAGCAGAATATGCCCTCCGCCGGCTGATGATCTTTTGGAAGCACCCTCGGTTGTCTGGTCTCGCCAGGATCGAGGAGGAACTGCGCACCTTTCAATTCGCGCTTCATCGTTCGAAGAAGTGCGATCGCCCAGCGCTACCGCGCTAACCATCGGATAGGGAAACAGACAATGCAGACCATAACAGCGCGATCTGTGCTCGACATCTTGAACCCGGTCGCGCCGGCTGTCGAGAACCTCGCGTGTCACCAAGAGCAATGCGACCAAGACGGGGTAATGGTGAAGGTGTCGCGGCAAGCGCTTGACGAGGTCCTGGAGGTCATCAACAAGCTTGCGATTGCTGCCGCGCAAGACGTGCTTTCTCTAACCTCGGGACAAGGCAAATGACAGTTAAACAATTGCTTGAGCTTCTTTCGAAGCTGCCGCCTCAGGTGGAGGTGTTCGCGTTCGACCCAGATGACGAGGAATATGAGCCAGTCTCAGGAATTGTCTGGGACCCCGATGGCCACGATCTCTACATCGAAACCGCGCCATCACGCTAACGAACTGCATCAGGAACGTTGAGACATTTCAAGGCCATGGTCAGTCACCGAGTTGGAAATGAACCGCAGGAAGCCGCGTAGTGCTAATCAGCGTGCTCCACGACGACGAGATCCCATTCTAGCCGCAGTCATCGGGACGGCGGGGAAACGCAGGAGACGATATGGCAGACGATCTTACAAAGACCGATAAAGACCTTGCCAACGTGTTGCTGAACATGTCGTTCGGCAAGCTGATGTCGGTAGCTAATGAACTCGTGAGCATGGTCGCGGAGGCAGAGCCGCCCCGGAAAATTGATGTTCCGACCGGGATGGCAGAGATGCTCTATGATTGGGCCGAGTCCAAGATCGAATAGCGGTGACGGCAAGATAAGGAACATCGAAAAATGACTTCCACCATAAAGCTCGATATCCCCGCCGATGCGAAAACCCGCGTCCGCCGCAGCGTCATCCGCACCATTTTGACTGAGCTTGTCGGTCACGGGCTCAATCTCGATCAGGCGGCCGAATCCATCGAACACCTGATTAACGCTGAAACCGATGAGATTCTTGCGCGCTGTCACCTGTCAAACAAAGCGGAAGCATAGAGCCATGAGCGATGATTTCTGCATCACCCACGGCACTGAGCACATGCGGTCTCAGATGGGCAACCCGATTCCGTACTGCCAAGCGTGTGAGGATCGCAGGTGCCAAAAATGCGACTGTCTAACGAATGGCGAGGAAGCCTTTGTAGACGGTCAGATTTGGTGCCACCCGTGCGCCGATAAGCGTTAACGCGTCGAAAAGGAAAATCAGATGAGCGATCAGCAAACCCCATGGTGGGAGCAACCCGGAGCGCCGGGAGAGAACCGCACCAAGGAGCAATACGATGCGCAGATCGCGGCGCTTAAGGAACCAAAAGTGCGGAGCGCTCACAAGGTTATGACGCCGGCCGAGTACGCCTCGATGCAGATCGTGGGCTGGCATGAGGTCTGCCGCGATATTGATGGATTTGGCGGCGTCGGAATCCGCTACCTCGGAAATGCGAGGTCTAGGCCATGACGACGCCCACAGGGAATCCTGCCCTAGATGCAGGCCCAGAATGTCCGCAGTGCTGGCAACTGCGCAGCAAGTCTGTGCTACAAAATATGAATGCCGTAGTTGCGGGCACGAGATCCCTCTCGTTCATAGGTAGTTAGCGATGCAATTCCCAAAATGCGTGAATTGCCTGGATACGGGGATAGTTTGCGAAGAACATCCAATGGCATGCTGGCCAGAAGAGTGCGACTGTGGGGCTGGCATGCCATGCCCAGAATGTTGCGATCCTGTGCCACAAGACGGCACTCATTCGATAGTCGAGTGCTTTACACCAAGGCATCTACGGCGGACGGTAAACTGACATGGTCGACATTGTAGTCCGGCTGCGGTTCGATGCCGCTAGATGCGAGACGCAATTTTCAAAAGACGTGGCTGGCAACATCGACGAAGGCGTCAATGAGATTGAGCGGTTGCGGGCGGCGCTACTGGAATGCAAATACGGTGCCGAATACCCGGATGAACTTGGTGATATAATCGACGCCGCCCTTGGCATTACTCAGCAGATAAAGAAAGGTCCGTAAATGGCAGAAGCCATGCTCATACTGTGGATCGTGTTCTGCGCGTGCGGCGTAGTTTTTTGTGCCGCTGTTCTGGTGAAGCTGGTGACGAACCAATGATCGCCCTCGACCTCTTCTGTTGTGCTGGCGGAGCTGCCGTTGGGCTGAATCGTGCCGGCTATCAGGTCGTTGGCATCGATATCGATCCACAACCTAGATACCCGTTCCCCTTCATTCGAGCCGACGTCATGCAGATTGACTTTCGGAAATTTGATCTGATCTGGGCGTCACCTCCATGTCAGCGGTTTTGCCGGCTCAAGACGCGCGAGGATATGTCAGGCTATCCGGACCTGATCGAGCCCGTCCGCGCCAAGTTGATTTCCAGCGGCGCGCTCTACGTCATTGAGAATGTACCAGAGGCCCCGATCCGCGCCAACCTGATGCTGTGCGCCAATATGTTTGGCCTTCGTGCATATCGGCACCGTCATTTCGAATGCAACTTCCCGATCGAGCAGCCGGCGCACCACGAGCATAAAGTTCGCGTCAATCGCCGCGGCGAGAACCGGCGCGAGCATTGGGCTAACGGCGGCTTCATGACGATCACAGGTGATGTAGGGGTCTATTGCGGTCCTGGAGCAATGGGAATCGACTGGATGACTGGCAACGAAATGTCGGAAGCGATTCCGCCGGCCTATGCGGAATATATTGCCAAATTCGCCATGGCGGCTCAGGCTCGGCGAGTATTCGAGGCCGCCGAATAGTTTCGTTAACATCACATCAGAGAAAACATGAACCTACGTGAAAAACTCGAAGACCTTCGGCGATCGCACTACACCTGCGAGGATTGCTGGTACTCTTGCCCGAAAGCCGGCGACGAGTATTGCGGCCTTCAAGATCGAAATGTGTGCAATTGCGGGGCAGATAGCTACAACGCTATTATCGACGAGATCCTTCTAGCGAATCCGTGAGGTTACCCTGACGATGACACAACGCGAGCGGCTCAGTCGTGAGATGATGGATCTAGCTGACCATTTGGCCGATGTGCTGGAGCAGCCAGATCCCCGCGCATGGGATCATCTGCTGATCTATTGCCCGCTCGACAGGCTTGAAGCTGCCTATGTCAGAAAGTCCCAGATGGACGAGCAAGGAAAAGAGACATGAGCGACGATGCGAAGCAGCGATATTCCCTCGCGCATTGCCCCTTCTGCGGTTCGTTAGACATCGATGCAGAAGGTTGGATGAGCTGCAACGAGGATGGATCTGGAAAGAAAACAGGGCCAGCATGCAACGAGTGTGGCGGATCGGCCGGCAGCATCGCTGAATGGAATACCCGGTTCGATAAGCCTAGCTGTAACGGTGAGCAAAGGAAACCAGATGGACTTGGATAGATTGAAGCAGTTTGAATTGACGCCTCCCGAGTTCGACCCTCGCCGGGATGTGCGATTCCGCGGGAAGTCTCTTTGCGATCTGGACAAAAGTGAGCTTCTGGAAGCGCTATGCCAGGCTCTGACCGAGCTGAAGCGCTGGCAACGTTAAATAAGCTATGAAGGGAACTAGCATGAGCGACCGCAAACCAATCCTGAGTATAGGCTATAGCTGGTGCGATAAAAACGGTCACATCCCCAAGGGGCCAATCTGGATGTTGCATTGGCTCCCTTCTGGATACGCGCCGACTGCTCAAGATCGCCTGCTCGCGGTATTCTTCGACACGGATGGGAAATGGGACGGTTGCGGCCTACGAATGCCAGAAGATTGCAACGAAGAGAAGCCTCAGCCTAGGCCAAGACTTCTGCAGGTCGTGACGAGGGCCATCGAAGACCATTTACGGAAACATCCGGAGGACGCCGCTGGATACCTTGAGAACAAGGACTGAACCTGATCGCTACGTCATGCTCCCAGCCCGCCGCTTCCTCTCCCTCGCGTCGCAGATCGCCCCGCCGGCAACCCACAGCCCATAGAGCGGGAGCAGCGCGATGCCGATCAGGATCGCGAGCCTGCGCGCTAGATCCACCATGACCAGCGCACCCGGAGAAGGGCCGCGACGTTCGCCACGGCCCTGCCGAGTGGTCACGTTGTCGCTGCCGGCGTGTTCGCGGCAACGGCCTCGCCGAGCTGCTTCGCGCGACCGCTGATCGCATTGGCCAGAGCCGTGATGCGAGCCACGGTCGCGGGATCGGTCGTATTGGCCTTCAGGTCCGCCACCATTTTCGAGAGCGTGATGAGGAGCTGTTCGGCGGAATCGTCGGCCGCAGCATTGGCAGCGGCGGCGGCTTCAGCCTGGTCGAGGGCGTCGGTTTCCATGGACATGATGATTTGTTCTCCTTCGATGATCTGGTCCAGTTTGTCTTCGATATCGTCCAGCCGGCTCAGGACCAGAGCATCCGGCGTGAAGTGGTGAAAGATGTCGATTCGCATGTCATCGCCCCTGCAGGATGAAACCGAAGTCATGCCACCCGAGCAGGAAAAGCAGCACGAAGAACAGGAAATCGCTGGCGTATACGTAGCCGGTGTATCCACCCCACCGAGTGCTGACCCACGAAATCATCCAGAGGATCATCAATATCCAAAACAAAAGACCGATCGGCATGGTCTATTCCCTTCTCGTGATACGGTTCAAGCTCTCGATTGGACCGCGTAGCCAAGCATGCGGCATGTGGAGCCGGTAGCCGTGGCCATGGCTTGGCGGGGCGCGCAGGTGAAGAGAGATGATGTTTACCGCCAGGATAAGGCAGCCGGCAGCGAGCAGTCCCACGTCAAACCACGTTGGCTCCCAGAGCCAGCCAATAGCGTACATCGTGAAACACAGGAACAGTTCCCCGCCTGTGAACGTCATGCGGCGTGCCCATCTGACCCACGCAGGATCGAGATTGTTGATCCGGTCAAAGTCGACTTGCCGGATGACGTATTCGAGGATGCCGATCTCGATCAACGCTATGGCGATATACGCTGCGGCGACGTTACTCATTTTTTGTTCTTTCGAAGGGTTTCCACGTTCCGGCGAAGAACTTGTCGGCCTGTCGGCAGATACGGAAGCCGCCCATACCGACCATGAAGGCGAGGAGACCCGGAGGAATCTGGGTCAGTAGTCTCAACAGTTGGGGGACGAAAAAGTTCGCCGCGATCCCGCCCACCACGATATATCCGATGATCTCCCATGGACTAGCCTTGCGGACGAGGAACGCATGGACGATCCCGCCGGCAATTCCGGGTATTAGAAAGTGAATATTGATGTCAAAAATGAGCAAATCAAACATTCGCCCCACCGACGGCCATCGTCATGCTGGTAAGGTTCCGCAGATCTCGCGGCGTAAACTTGCTCGCTTGGAGCGCGTCTTTCTTCGGATACTTCCCGCACTCGTAGAAGCCCTGCGCGGGCAGCTCGCTGCAGTCCCACGCCCCGAAGCTCTGCCAGTCATGCCATGGCCAGAAGAACGAAAACACGGCACCGTAGTCGTATGGCTTGCCGATCTGGCTTTCGATGAAGGCTTCGAAGATGTCCACCTGATCGGCCGTTGCGGTAATGCACCGAAACTCCTCCCGCGTGAACTTCCCGGCATCGTACCCGGCCTGACGCCTTCTGACGCCATCCCCCATAGCACTGATATACGAGCCGTCCCGCATGCAGACGTCGACATGCGTCGCCCAGTCGCGCTGGGCGAACTGGCAGGCGCGATTGAAGATGCCGGGATGCTCGACGAAACGCAGCGTGATGATTTTGTCTTGCGGAGACTGGATGCTGATTTCGTAATATTCGCCTTCCTGCTCCTGTTCGGCGGGGTCAACCAGCAGATTGAAAAGGGCCTGCTGATCCTGCTCCCCGAGCATGCCCGGAGTTGTGAAAAACAGTTCCACGATTCCGTTATTCGGGCGGACCCTGTCGCAACGTGCTATCAGGCGGCGTTTCATTTAGGAACCGCATGCCCCTGTGAAGTGGTGTAGATAAACCCCGCTGCTGCGAGAGCCCCAGAGATAACTATGGCGACGCCTATAACGATGGCTCCTATCATGTTGATGCCTTGCGATTTGCCACCGCTTTCCCAGCGAAATTGCTCCTGCTTTGACATCCGGTCGGAAAGGTCGTTCTTTACCTCTTTGAGCTGTGTAGCCAGCAAATTCGCCGCCGCATCCTGATTAGCTCGTAAAATCTTAGCTAGCTCCAAGTCAAACATCAATTTCTGCGAGGATAACTGGTCGACGCGTCTCGTCTCCGCATCACGCATATCGTCTCGATATCGATTGTCCGCGTCGCGCAGGGCGTCGCGGTGGATGCTTTCTCGGGCCAGCGTATCGAGAACGTTTTTAGTCGGGTCGATTGGTAGGGGTTTCTCTACCATCGCCACATCCTCACGCCAGCCCGATCGCAACGAGGTATCCGTAGCCGGCTGCAACCGTGGCGATGAACATGGCCCAAGCGCAGATCAGCGCCTCCTCATCGGTCCATGCATCGTAGGGTCTCATCTCAGTGCGCCCTCGACCGCGTCCCAAATCGCCCGGTTCTCCGGTGTCAGAAGCTCGACACCGATCTCGTCGACTTCCTCTTTCATATAGGCCCGGACCATCTCCAGCGCGTTGCGCATTTTCGCATTCTCGCCTGGCGGGATGTTGTAGTCCCCGAAGTTCGGATCGTTCGGGTCCTTGTGGAGATCATCCGTTCCGGTGAACTTACTGGCCAGCGCCTCGTCGGCAATCATCCTGATCTCCATCAGCCGGTCGACATGGCAATCCGTCGTCATGTCGCGGATGTCCTGCAACACCTTTCGCTGCTTCTTCTCCTTGATGATACGACGCTCGATCTCCTCCCGAGCGGTGTCATCCGCCCGGTAGGAATCCGAGCCCTGCACGTAGCCGCGACCGGTCGGGCTGTCGTTCATGGGATCGGCTTGTTGAAGTCGTCGAGGTCGGCGTCGAAGTCCGCCCTGATCTTGGCTAGGTCGGCATCCGAGATCGGATGACCCGCCGCCCCCTGCTTGCTCAGGCTGATGAGCTTCTGAATGCGGTCATTCACATTCGCCCCGCCCTCAAGCAACGTCGGGAGCAGAATGAGACCCTTTTCGATCAGTTCGAAGATTTTGGTTGCGTTCGTGCTCATGACGAACCTCCGACATTGACGCCGACCGCGGCGGCTGCCGCCTTGATGTTCGTGTAAAGCGCGGTCAACTGGTTGTAGACCACGATCGCGTTCACCTGATCGTTGGTGTCGACGAAGGACCGGAGCTGCGCGACCAGCGGCTTGACCTGGCGGGTGTAGACCTGAATGCGCGCGATATTGGCCCGGCAGTTCACATCCGCCGCGCCGTCAACGCAGGCCTTCTTGTAAGTCTTCAGGCCCTGAATGGCGCTGTCGAGAACGAGCTCGACCTCGGCCTCTTGGGTCCGGGTAACCGGGTTGTCGATGGTCTTGGTGGCCAGTTGCAGGCTGGCGCAGCCCGTGAGCGACAGAGACAGCGCGACGATGATGAGGATCTTGCGCATCACGCAGCCCTCGCCAGAGTGACGGCCTCGGGCGAACCCGCAACTACGGTCGTTCGACCTGGGAGTGCCGCAGCCTGTTCTCGTCCTGCCACGGTTGATTCCATGATGACGGCCTTGACCGGGCTGTCTGGCTGCTTCGCGATGGTGTCGACGACCGCAACCGCATTGGCCTCGGTGTGGACGAACATCGACCAGACCAGCGGGGCCGCCATGACGAACATGCCACCCCAAAACTCCATGGACGAACCTGTCATCCACCCGTGGGAAATGATGGAGACCCCCATCGGGCTCGCGATAAACCACCGCACGGCGGCCTTGAGTTGCTCTTGGTTCATTTAGATTTACCTCTGTTCATGACGTTCTCTTTTCGATTCATAAGCGAGACGCAATGCTACTTCGTGATGCTTGATCGGCTTGGACGTGTTACCCTCGGCAAGCCACTTCCTGAACTCTGCCATACTTATCCGGCGCGCATGGCCAAGACGAGCGGCGCCCTTTCCATCGCTGAAACCGGCCCGATAGGTGGCCAGAGCCTCCTTCTCGGAATTGAACCCAATCATGCACTTGTGTTCGTCGAATCGGCCTGTCTCCGCATCCTTCTGATCGACCACGAACACCTGATCTGATTTGTCGTTCGGACCGACGTAGCAATCGACGTGGTCTCCGTCCGCGCCTTCCGTTCGCTTGATGTATCCATAATGAGCCGGCATGGTCACAGACCAGCGCTTGCCGTCCTTGCCGATACCTGAGCGCTGCCGGCCCTTCAGGTTCTCCAGCGTGATATCCAGTCCTTGGAAGAAGCGATGAGTCTTGCTGTAATTTCCAGCCTGTTTTTGTGCCTCGCTCGGATTATGATTGTGGACTGCGCCACCATTGGCAAAATGAACTTCCCGGCCAGAATGATCAGAGACATTCCCACCTCTTGCGAAGCCGGCTGGTGTAGATGGCTTTCTGCTCCCAGTCGCTACATCGGATTTTTTGTCTTCGGGTCTTTGAGCCTGAATCATCTTGAGATCGGGCATGGCGCGATTGGTGGATGCTGGTATGGCTTTCCGCACGATCGCGCTAGGCGTAGAACTCCCACCAATGAACGGCTTTGGCTTTGGAATGATATCGTCCAGCGAATCACTTAGACGCTTGTTCTGTGCCGCCCCTTCAAGGCGGTTTGCTCCCCATTCCAGCATCTTGCCAACGCCAAGACCGGCAAGACCGCCGTCACCATGAACATAGCCGAGCGCCCCCATGACTGCGGCGCCATATTTGCGAACAGCGGCCAGTAACGCTGGCGCTGTGTCTGAATTGGTGCGCGCATACTTTGGAATGATTGTCAGCTTGAGAGCGTCGGCGTAACGCTTCATGAGCGCTCGTTCGCTTTCAGAATAAAGCTGCTCTGCAACGGTGCGTCCTGCGCCATGGAGAAATTCGTTAATAGCCTGCATAGCCTTTTGAGCCCCAGGTTGATCCTTCCCCGCTGCCGCTTGCGTCAGCTTTTGCCATACTCCCTGACGAACCGCCGCCATTGTGGGGCTATCTGACCCTACGATGCGCTCAATGGCTCCTATCGCTCGCGCGGTATTACCGGGGTTCTGCGAACCGATGATCTTGAACACACCGTTGACGACTTCCTCTGGCGTGGCGGTGCCATCAACGATCCTGCGGAAGGTGGCCCCAGCAGCGCCACCGATTTCCGCACCCCCAAAGACGTCCTGATAGGCCTGCCGCACTCTCTGTGCAGTCTGTGTGGCCGGAAGTTGCTCAATGTTTCGCTCAAGATCCCGCACGCCTTGTGCGTGAGATCGCATCGCATTTCGCTCTTGCTGCGTGAACATCCTTTGGGCCAATGTAGATCCAGCAAACTCAGAAATGCTGTTTGCACTCCTCACCGGATCAACTTCGCCAGCGGCGTTGCGAACCTGAGATGCCTTCTGCCACATGGCCTGACGTATCGTGCTCCAAGCATCAGAATCGGCACCTAGAATTTGCTCAAGACGATCTGCAATCCTGACCGGAAGGCCCGCCGCTCCAATTTTCCCTGAGCCAACGATCATATTGGCGATTTCTTCCGGGGTGGCGTTGCGGTCAACGATCCGGCGCATTGCGGTTCCGACGTCATCGCCGGGGCGCTGAGGGCCGAAAGTGTTGCGATACCGAGAATAGGACGCACGAGCTTCCTGCAGAGCCTGTAGCGCCCGCGGATCTCCAGAAAACAGGTTCTCGGTGATCGCGCGCTCTATCTGGTCGTCAAACCCGTCCAACACCGCACGGGTTGCCCTAGCGTCGGCTGGATTAGCCCTCGCCTGCTGATAGTACCCCACCAGACGCTTCCGCATCTGGTCAATCCCTCTCAATGACACCCCTGTTATTTCTTCCGGATTTGGCTCAGCATGTGGAGAGGCAAGATTGGTGATGTGTGGACGGGACATTTCATCCAGCGCGGCGATTGCGCGCATGGCGGTAGGCGTGCCCTCATCGATAATTACAGGGTTATCGGCGCCGTAGGTCAATTCCTGCCGGATACGGGTTCCCATGCCCCGAACGGCGCTGACATCAAATTCACCCGGGAGCCGTCCAAATTCATCATATAGGCCGCGAAACTCCTCACGGTTGGCTTGTGCTGCCTCACGCACGTTCTGCCCAACGACCTCGCCAGCCTCGCGAGGATTTTCAATCGGGAGCGCGCCTTGGCGGATCGACTCGTTGAGTGCTCTACCCTGATCCTGAACCATGCCGCGCTGTGATTCGGCCTCAGCCGCCGCGCGACGCTCTGCCTCGGCCTGTAGTTCACGCGCTCGCAAACCTTGTTCCGACACTTCTCCTGCGACGACGGAGCCGGCTTCTGCGGGGTTTTCGATTATAGGAGCCGTACGGGCCGTCTGCTCTCCAATATCCCGGCCAGCGGCTTGCGAATCCTCGTATTGTTTCTGAAAGAAAGCCGCTGCACGGTCCTGCGCTTCTTTGCCGTAGGCTCCACGGGCCGCCATATCCTCATAGCGAATACGGTCTAGATCCTGTGTTGCCTGCCCGCGTGACAGGTTAATTCCAAACTCACTGGCAACTTGCCGGTTGGCTTCCGTGGCAGCGGGGACAGCCTCCCTTGCCGCTCGAATTGGGGCGGCGAATAACCCTCCAGTTCCCTTTGGAGCCGCAGGGGTCAAGAATTGAGCGGCCTGCATGGTTGCGCTAGGCAGCGCTTCACGTCCCTGCGTTTGCTGAAATTGTTCTTCTTCCGTTTGTGGAGTCGATGTCGCTGCCTTGGCAGCTTCCACCGATGTTTTCATGCCCTGAAGGCTCTCCTTAATCATCCAAAGCGGGCCGCCAGGAGTGGCTTTGTCCCACATGTTCGCAAGACGATCCCCGAAGGACTTAGGAGCCGCAGTTTCACCAGCGGCCCAATCAGGAGCCGGTGCACTATCCGCAGTTGCCCAGTCCGGAGCATCGGTCACGGCTCAACTCCAAATCTGGCGATGAACTTCTCTTTGACCTCGGGGTGAGTGCGTGCGTAGTCGATATCTGCCTGTGTCGGCTTGGGCTTTTCGGTCTTCTCCGGACTAACCTCTCCCGGCTGAACCTGGCCGTTTTCAGGGATGATCGTCTTGCCTTCCTTGATCGCGTCACGCTCGCGGGTAACCTGCTTCTGCAACTGCATGACGGCTTTCTTGTACGTTCCCTTGGAAAAGGCCGTGTCCAGATAGTGCAGGGCAAGGTCGCGGTCGCTCTCGCGCATGACGCCCATTGGGTTCATGGCTCGGGCCCAGTGCTCGGCGAGCTGCAGGTTGGCCATACCGAAGGTCACGAGGTTTGGATCGTTGGTCATGACTTGACCATGCTGAATAATGCGATCAAGCGGGACATACCCCGTTGCACGCTGGACCTTCTCCGATTCCTCAAGTGCCGCTGGTACTGCCGCCGCCGTTGCCTTCAGGATCATGTTGAGGTTTTCCTCACGGGTCGACCGGGTACGGGCCGCAGCGTTCTTTGAAATGCCGCTTGCAGAGAATTCCTGTTTCCGTGTCGCCATGTCCTGATCCGACACGTTTTTGTCGTTCATCTCCCTCGTGATGGCGCTTTGCACCAAGGCCTTGTTTTCCGGGTTGAACCCGAGGCTACGAACCCGTGAATCATCTCCCGTCGCGACTGTGTAGCGCGCGATTGCTGTAGCGTCCTCCGGACTCAGGGTTGCCGTTCTCGCGCCCTTTGGCTGGATCTTTGCATCTTGCGCCGGAGGTTGCCCGGTAATGGCGTCAATGACCTTGCCTGACCCTTGCTCCATGACAAGGGGGTGGAGCGAATCACCAACCATGACACTACCGGCAGGCGTATACTTCTCCCGTTCAAGATTGGCTTTTTCTGCGGCGGTCATCTGCGTATACGGCCGCTCGGCCCTAGCTTCGGCCGCCTTCTGCGCCATCGTCATTTGGCTATACGGCTGCTGGAAGTGTGCTTCCTCCATGGCCATCTTGGCCTGCTCAAGATCGTGCTTCTGCTGCTGCTCGATCGACTTGGAATAGGCACCCACACCAGCCATGCCAGCCTCACCGAGGCCGCCAAGGAACGACCCCGGACCACCACGGGTCGTCGCCATCATGGCAAGTCCAGCCTGCATCAGACCTTGCCGGAGTTCAGGCGTCATCTTGATGCCAAGGGAACTGAGGATGCCTCCCTGCTGCTCGGGTGCTGGGATGTCCTGCGAACGCCCTACGCCGGCCTTCAGGTTTGGAGCGCCGGCATAGCCCAGCGCCTCGGTATCCTCGCCAGAACCAGCCGGAGGAGCAGCGGAGGCCGTCATACGCCTTGACGAAACCCCGGCGGTGACCTCCGGCGGCAATGGCTCGTCAGGCACAGCAGCCATTTGTGGTGCTGGCAATCCAGCATCGCTTGCCGCGGCACTGATCTTCTTTCCGTTGTCGCGATCGACACGGCCTCGCCAGTCCTCCATGTCCTCCGGAGGCGTTAGCCGGAACGGGCCGCCGCCATCGTCATAGGTCGGGCCCGGCTCATAGGCTGGCTTGGATGCTCCTACGCCAGCTGCCATGTTCGGAAAGGCATCGTTAAAACGGTCGGCGAAGTCAGGCATGCCGCCTTCGGCAAAGCCCCTGATCGTGCCGCCGCTATGATAGCCGGGTCCGTAATCGTCCTTGGTAAGACCCTCAGCAGGGGAGTACGAACTGCCGCCGTAAGCATCCGTCAGGAAATTCCCACCGCCGTAGCTGGCGCTGTCGAAAAGGCCAACGCCGGCTTTCCCCAAGGTGCCAATGCCCTTCATCTGGTCCTGCGACAGTCCGGCCTGCTTCGGGGCTTGCGGAGCGGACGGCATAGTGGCGTGCAGTGCGTTGGCGTGCGGCTCCATGACCGGAACCCACGTCTGGGAATTGCCGTAGGGACTGCCGCCGGCCGCAAAGCCTGCCCGCTTCTCTGTGACCGCGCCGCCATCCTTGATAAACATCGAAGCTGCGGTGAGCCCGAGCCCAGCCGCTTGCGTCCATGGATTCGGCGTCGGCCCCTGCGTCGTGGCCTGCCCCGTTGTGGTCGATCCCATAGATCCACCCACCGCGGTATCGATCCCGGCCAGCCACTGCGCCACCTGGAACGGGTAGCCTTGGGCCTGATAGTAGTCCTGACGCTTCTGGGTGTCCTGAGCCTGCTGGGTCTGCTGCTGAAGCGTACCGGCTCCGACCTGTGCCTGAGCGCCCTGCATCGCAGCCTGCTGGGCTGAAACTCCAGCCCGCATGCGCTGCTGCTGCTGGTTCTCCGCAGTGTTGACGGCCTGCTGATAACCTTGGCTTCGCAGTCCAGCAATCACAGGGGCCTGTACCCGCGCCTGACCCTCGGCGGTCAAAGCCTGGGCGACTCCAACACGGTCGCCGCCGAGCGCCCCTTGTGCTGCGGCATTTCCGGTTACGGTCGAGTTGGCCCGCTGGTTCTGAACGTCAAAATCCGCCTGCGTGGCGTTGATGACCTGACTGGTGTAGGGGTCCTGATAGCGCTGGATATCGGCCGCGCTGATAGGGTTTCCGGAGGCGTCGATCTGACCGATAAACTGCGAATTTGGCCCCGCAATCTGGTTGATGTTGCCGATACCAGCCTGCTGCTGTTCATTGATCGGAGCGGTTTCCTCGCCCTGATATCCTTGATACGGGGTCGACGCCACGCCAGAGGCACGGTTGAGCAACGCCAGATACGCCTGATAGGCGTTGGAATCCGGAGAGGTAGAGCCGGACTGCTGTGTGGTCGTGGTGTTGCTTCCTTTACCCAAGTTATCCTCCAACAGACTTCAGGTGACGTGGCTCTCGCCCCGATTTGCCACGCCTCGGAAACGGCTCGCGCCAGAAATCCTCGTTTGGTTCCTCGTTCTGCCATTTAGAGTTAAAAACAAACCAAGCTCCGGCCGGGACACCAAGCGACCGTCGATAAAGCCTGACTTTTCCCTCCATCCGGTAGTTGGTCAGCACTCCGATCGTGAGTGGGATGCCGATCTCCATGGAACACGTCTTGGCGAAGTTGATCAACTGAGTGGCATAGTTCTGAGGAGCTTTTCGCACATCCGGGCGGACGAAGTTGAATAATTCTTCAAGGTGATTGGCGCGCGAATACCACATGCGACTTATCAGGAGGTAAATCATCGCCCTAATGTCGCCCGGTTCCCCAATTACCCCAAGGATGCCGCCCTGACGGTTGAACGCAAGGTGAAAGGTCTTCTTGGCCTCGATCTCGTCCAGAGGCATCACACCACCTTCGGCATGCATAACCGTCAAGAGTTGCATGATTTCGTCTTCATCGGCGATCGAGGCAATTCGGACTTTCTCAGTCATGCTTAGTCCTGTGCTGGAGGCGACAACTTCTGAAGCGTCTTAACATGATTACGGCGATTTTGGACAATCCAGTTATCCAACAATCGGTGGCCCAAGCTCACATCACCGCCGCCAATAATCCGTACTTCTTCGGGGGAAAGGACATGCTCGCCGCCCGCCGTGATGACAGGGACGGGATGGCCGGTCTCCTGTTCGTCACTGGCCACGCCGCCAATCGCTCGTTTCAAGCGATGCTTGCGGGCGATCTCGCTGGCACCGTGCACAGACATGACCATTTTTCGGATGCCGTGTGGACCAAGTTGCTTGAGATTCTTCATGCCGGCTAGCGTGTTGTTCTCGCCAAGGTGTGACACCGTTTCCGAAGGAATGACGTATGAACCCGCCGCGACGTCCATGGGATGCTTGTCAGTGCGCCCGGGCACGTCGGAGATGATAGGTCCCTCAAACACGCCGCCGCCGTCTGCACGGGCTTGGCGCTTAGCCTCGTAGGCGATATTGAGGGCCTTGTTCACTGGTCCACCTTTTGCTCTGTTCTTTTTGTTGGAGCCCACCCAATGGGGTGCGGGCACCACTTCGATCTGCCGGCCCGGCGTCAAATCCGGATTGACGTGCAACGGAATGCGCCCCGCCTGCAAGGTGTCCGGGTTATTGCGCAGATACGGCGCATCGCGCGCTTCTGACTCGCCGTGCAGATGCAGATACCTTGCATAAGATTCGTCTTTGGCTTTTTGAAGCTGCTGCGCGTACTGATGAATTTGCTTGAGCTGATCCAATAGCCCCTTGTCTTTCATCGTATTGAACATCGAAAGCTGCTCGGCATTCATCGCTTCAGGCCGCATCGTTGCTACCATGCGTGCACTGAAAGGATTCCATCCGGTTTCCTGCTGCACCTTTGCATCAAACGATTTTTTCGCTTCTTCTAAATGAGGCTCCGCGCGTTTGATATTTTCCGGAACAAACTGCTCGTGCCCCCCACCCCAGCCGAAACCCTCCCGATGTTGAATTGCGTGAACCGCCTCGTGATGCAATACGTCCTGCAACTGTGCTGGCGTAGAAACTGCTCGTACATGTATGCTTTTATTGACGGGATCGTAGAAGCCTCCCGCGTTGCTTTCCTTCACTGGTACGTCTTTCAGCCACGGATACGCATCGTATAATCTCGGATGATCCCAGAGATCGCCCAATCTTACTGCGTCGTATTTCTGCGGCCCTTCACGCCATGACATGGAAGGCATCCCAACCATGCCATCCGGGAGCTGTTGCACCTTATCTGTGAGTTTCGCATCTTTATCTTGCAACCAGTATCTCGGTTTTTCATCCCCTCCCCGATACCAACCGGTCACGGAGTAGTTCATTTCCGGAGAGGTACCTTTGTTTTCAAGGCGTTCGAACTGTGCCAGTTTTTTAAGATGTGAACCTTTCGATGAAATGCCAATTCCCGTGCGCAAGGCGTTAGCTTCAACCGGCGCAAGGCCCGCACCACCAACCATGGTCAATGCAGTTTCGAGAGTTGGGGCGATTGCCTCATCCGGCATCTCACCGCTTCCCGGTCGGTATTGGCCCGCTCCCTCAATCGCCCGCTTTGGAAGTGTTGCGAGGCCCTCCAAAACGTGCCCGGGGTATTTTAGAACGGCGCCAAGCACTTTTTGTGGATCACCAGCCGTGGCTCTCTGGAGGGACTCTCTAACAGATCGTGGGTCAAAAGTGCCCTGCTGAACATCAGCTTCAGGCGCTGTGTCGATCACTGGGGCCTCATCCACCTCAGTCAAGCCACCGCCCTCTGCCCGCTTACGCCGCTTCACCGCATACGCGATTGCAAGGGCCACTTTTTGCGGTTTTCCAGCATGGATTTCCGCCTTCAGATTCCTGACAAAAGCGCCTTTGCTGGATGACTTCTCAAGCGGCATAACGTCTCACCTAGGTCCCAATTTATAACATCCACACCAGACATGGTCGCCATTTAGAAGAACTCGATTACTGTAAACGGCTGGGCCGTGCCCGTTCCTGCAAACCCCGAAAATCCGCAATTGATGTTTGGATACTGAGCGGATGGGAAGGGCACGGTGCTACCACCGGCCACCATGAGCGAACCGCCCAGCGTCGACGTGGTCGGAGAGGTCGCCATCCCGGTCTGAAACACGTAGCAAGTCGCGGTACCGGGATTATGAAAGACGATGCCGTGACGGATCGAGCTGGTGCTGACCAGAACCGTGATGGAGGCGGTTCCCAGCGTTACCGCGGTGAACTTCGGAGAGGTTGTGGTAGTCGCGGCGGGTGTCGCGTTGGAAACAGCCTGATTCCACGCCGCGAGCTGCACGGCGATGTTCTGGAGCTGGCTGATTACCTCGTCTGCGCCGGCCATCAGTTTCTCCCGCTCGGAGCGTAGCGATATCGCACCTTGCCTATACGCCAGAAGCTGCCTTGGTCGCTTGAGGTAACCGTGATCGACATCTGACGGCCACGGAACCGTACCGAGATGAACTCCGTTGTCGACGTGACCACATAGGGACCGTAGCCTGTCGGGGTGTCACCGGGATAGTTGACCACGTTGAACGTCATCTGGATCTGGGCCGAACCGGAGGCTCCATACAGCGAAAATTTGAAATCCGGTATGATGACATCGACGAACGCAAAATCCTCGCCTTCTCCAATGACAAAGTAGCCCGTCGTGAATGATGCCGTGATCGGCTGCCCGTCCGCGTCGTTCGTGGTCTCCTGCTGGTAAATGATGCCGCTTGGCGTGGCCGCGATCGGAGGTCCCAGGATGGTCTGGTCCATCCATGCCGAGCGCGACAACGTCCCGTAGTCCCACGGCTTGGTAGGTTCAGTGACGTTCATCTTGACGTAGGAATCGCACTCCCCACTGACCGAAGCTGATGACGGGAATAACCAGCCCACCTCGTTATAGGGCGTGTTTGGCATGGCCCTGACGTTCTGCAGGAACGACGTATTGCTGTTCTGGAACACGAAGTCCCATACCGTGCAGGGTATGACGCTGACCCCGTTCGAATCGTAGGCATAGAAGTTGCTCGCTCCCATCCAGTAGACTGAGCCCCTGAACTGCTGCGCGCCATGTGATGAGATCAAGCCCGCCCCGGCTCCGATCTTGTTGAAGCCGAACACCAGCGGAAAGCCTTTGTAGGTTGCGGCCCACAAGTCGAGATCGGTCCAGAACAGGTTCTGGTTTGACACCGCCATGCCACCGCGGATTTCAGATCCGATCGGAATGCGGAATGAGCCAGCCTGATTGGTCGTCGAGGTCTTGAACTGGGTATAGTCCCCCTGATCGGACCAGCGCACCAGCATTGGGTCCTGAGACTGTCCAATGTTGGCGTTCGTGGTCGATCCCCATGCGAACAGGATTTGCAGGGAATTGGAGATGAAGATGCCGCCATTGAACGGCGGTGCAGTCGGCACGATGGATGCCGTGTTGAACCCGCCAGTCGGATCGAACTGATAGATTGCCCCCCCAGACGGATTGGCGAGCGCGATCTCTCCCCAATTATCGCTGGTCCAATCGGTTGCGGTAATGGGGGTGCCCGTCTGGAACGATCCCGCAACGCCGGTCCCATATCCTCCGGCCCCATAGCCGCCCGTTCCATATCCTGCCCCGCTCGCCGAAGGACCAAGGTTGATGAAATACTGAAAGCTGGTGCTTCCATTGTTCATGAACCCCGTAGCCAGGCCAGTCGCCAGGGAATTGACGTTGATCGTGAAGTTGTTCGCATCGACAAAGATCGCCGGATAGATGCCGAAAATCGTCACCCCTGACAGTGACGTTGTGGCCTGAAACGCCACGTTGATGAATCCGGCGCTTGAAAGGCCGTGTGCTGTAAAATTGACGCTGACGATATTGGACGTCGTCGCGGTCTGGAACAGAGGAAGCGATCCGGCATTGTTGACCGTGGCACCAGCCGCTGTTGCAATATTGATCTTGTAGGACGTTCCTCCCAATGTCGTGACTGTGTAAAGACCGGATATCACCGCCGTCCCGATCGAAACCGGCGTATTGATCATCACGGAATCGAACGAACTCAGGTTGCTGATGTTCGGATCGGTGATCGTGACCGTGGTCGAATTTGCGATCGTGGAAAAATTCGGAGGGGTGCTGGAGTCTACCTCTTGGGGCGTGATCGAGATCAAAGACCCCGACGTGATCATGTCGAGGCTTCCGGTCGTTCCCGACAGGAGATGATGGTTACCGTTCAAGTCCTGCCATGCATGGAGATCGCGCGGCGTGCCGGCCACATTGAAGGCGTAGAATTTGGACCATCCGCCATACTTCTGGACGAGGCCTTCGCGAAAGCGAATCAACTGGCTCGACGAAATGCCAGCCTCATTCAACGTTGGTGTTTTTTCAACGTTAATCCCGGGAATGAGTCTGACGCTTCCATGTGGCATCAGGTCTTCACCAACGGAAGAAAGTCAACGATAGCCGGCGGCATGTTCTGGCTAGTTCCGCTGCCTGTGCCATTGACGCCAACCGTAATTCCGGTCACGGCAGAATTTGAATTTGTGCCACCTACCGAAGCCGCGTTAGATCCAGCAATCAGACTCGCAACTGAGCTTGGATTATTCGTCGGGATGAAATGCACGTGCCCCGGGTCCGTCACCGTTGCCGTATGGTTATGCGATTGCATCAACTGTGATCCACCAGACGCGCCAAGCGTGCTGCCGTTGATGCCTGACAGTGACGTCACGCGGCCAGTCGCCCCAGTATCAACCGGAAGTCTGACGCGCGATAATTCGTCGGGTACGCCAAAGGTTGTAATGCCATTCCCGCCATATGTGGACCCAAGAAGCTGCGCCAAGGCGGGATATACTGATGCGGTGTAGATTGCACCGTTTTTGATCAAGTATGGAGCGACCGTGCACGCCGTCATCCAAGGCGGTAGCGTCGTGGTGTTGGTGTGAAGGTCAAGGGCTGATCCCGGCGTCGGCATGTTGACGTAGTCCATGTCCGTTCCGTCGTAGAACACATGGATTTTCTGACCGGGAGGCGCTCCTATCCTGTTTCCGACACCAACAGATGGTGCGAGCTGCACGAACGTTGTCCCGGTGCACTGGTTGTGCACGATGTAATAGCCCGGCAACGTGAATTGGATCACCGCGCTTCCGGTCTGCGCGCCCGTGAACTTGATCAAGGAGTTGACGCTTTGGGAGAGCGAACCCGGCCATATGCCCGTTGTCGCCGGAACGCTGAGCAGCAACGTTGTCGTAACGGAGAGCGTAATAGTGGTGACGCCGCCGAACAATGCGTCAACTGTCTGAAAGTTTGGGTTGAGCGCAGAGGTTCCCCAGGCTCCGCTTAAATCTCCTGTGTTGGGTACTATTAGTGTTTTCTGTGCAGTTACAGGCTCAACCATTGACTGAAACCCCCAACCTATGCTGTAAACGGTTTGTTGGAACGGAGAAACAGCATATGAAGCTTGAATTGCAAGGCAAGAGATTCGGCCGCTTGACGGTAGTTGCCAAGATGCCGCCTGACCCACGCTACAGAAACGCGATGTGGAACTGTCGTTGTGACTGCGGGAACTATACCATAGCCGCTGCCACAAATATCGGCAAAAGCACGCTTAGCTGCGGATGCCTTGCCAAGGAAACAGCAGCCAAGCAGATTAGAAAAAATAGCGCCACCATCAAACATGGGATGGCCGGAACTCCAGAATACCAAGCTTGGACCAAACTGAAACTTCGCTGCTACGATGCCGATAACCCGAAATATTACGCCTATGGGGCCCGTGGTATCTCTGTCTGCGACCGCTGGCGCAATAGCTTTGAGGATTTCTTCGCAGACATGGGGCCAAGACCGTCGAAAATTCATTCGATCAATCGCGTGGATAATGACGGGAATTATGAGCCTTCTAACTGCCGATGGGACTTGCCGGGGGTTCAAAATAGAAATGCTAGGTTCAATCGCATTGTCACGATAGACGGTATCAGCCTGTGTGTAGCCGAATGGTGCGACACGCTTGGAATCCCGAGAATGAGACCCTATGACATGACGAGAGCAACAGGACGCAAGCATGATGGGCCGGCGCGGTTTGCATCCATTGACGACGCTCTTGAGCATGTTTACCGGAAAAAACATGGCCCCTAACCTGCCTTCGGCTGCGGCGTCACGTTATGGCCGATCAAGAATTTCTTCCGGGCTTCCTCGGTCTGGGCGTCGACAAGCAAATCATCCAGATGCTGTTTCCAGCTCATCGCTGTCTTTGGATCGTCGGCCATTGAACCAAAGTTGCGCTGATAGCCGGAGGCGAATACGAGAGATGCCGCCAACAACAAGTCCGGAAAGAACGTCGAAAGGATTGACGTCGTCTGGTTGACGTAAAGCGGGGTGAAGCGCTGCGTGCCGACGACTTCCACCGTATAGGCCTGATCCGGCCACGGCCCGACGATCGCCACGTCCTGATCCATCAATGAGAAGTATACAGGGACTGTAGATCCGTTTGAACTCGGCCACAGGAAATCCAGCGTGTCGATCGAGGCTGGGATCAGAGGAACTCGCGTTCCGCTATTTGGGTCGGTCGTTCCGGCTGGCGTGATGACGTTCAACTGCTCGACAACGATATAGGTCCCATTTGAGGTTGGCATATTAAAATTGCGCGTTCCCGTCGTCAGGGTAGAACTGGGGTCTCTTACGGTCGAATCCACCAAGTCAAGTTTGCGCTGAATAAACAGTTCAGCATCGTCCAGACAATTCGGTATCATCGCCTGAAATCCGGGGTCCGTGACCGGAACCACCATCATGTTGGCGAGGGATGTCACGTATGTTGCATAGGTAAGCGGCATTACGTCAGCCCAAAGATTTTGATCGTTCCGGTCTGGATGTTGCCGGAGTTGAAGGAGAAGTTAACCCCAGTAACCGGGTTGGAGTTGCCGTCAAAGATCCCATAGACGTTACAGGCTGCGAGCGTTGTTGTGCTCACCCCAGTCGATGCGATAATGTGAGTCAGCATGCCGCTGATCGTCTTCCTGTTGGCGCTCCCCGCTGGATTGTAGAGATACATATTCCCGGTGATGCCGTAGAACGACGTATTCGTTACCAAGGTCGTCGCCGCCTGACCGGACAAGATGAATGCGGTTGTGCTGAACAGGTTGTTGACGGATACGACATTGACCAGAGACAGGTAGGACCCAACAATAAAATTTGATCCGCTCGTCGCGACCTGCATTTGAAAAATTGTACTGTTGGTCGCTGGCGCAACATTGTCCATTACGAACAGGTACGATCTGTATGCAGAGGTAAAACTCGTCGTGTCGTTGGTGGACGCAACGTTGTTAGGTGACAACGTGTTCAAAAGGACCATGCCGCCCTGCGAAGACAAGACGCCCGTTCCACTTGCTACGACTATTCCAGTCGCTAGGCTTGAAAGCGTGGTCGTGCCGCTGACAGTCAAGAGGCCGGTCAATGTAGACGTGCCAACCACTCCGAGTGAACCGGTAATGGTAGACGTGCCAACAACACCAAATGCCCCCGTGAAGAGCGACGTCCCCACCACACCGAAAGTCGACGTAAACAAAGTTGTGCCAACTACACCGAATGTTCCTGAAGTGAAAAGCGTGGTGCCGACCACGTTATGAACGCCAGTCATGACCGACGTTCCAACAACGCCTAACGATCCGGTGAAGAGTGACGTACCAACTACACCGAATGTTCCGGTCACAAGCGTGGTGCCTTGAACGCCCAGCACAACGCTTCCTGTAAGGCCTGCTGTGCCTATGGCAACGCCGCCGCCATTTGGGCTGAGAACGATAGAAAAGTTTGATGCTAGGTTATTGCCAGTTCTGGCTTGCAACCATGCATTTCCGGTTCCGTATGATCCATGATCAAATACGACGCCTGAAACAATAACTCTGAACGCAACATTGGGATCGGTTGTCCCGGTCGTAGCTGGGGCACCAAAATTAGGCCACCCGACCGAAAGATTCCCCGCAGAGACCACGGCTCCTATCGATAATGCCAAAGAGCTTCCGGTCGCCGTTCCTATGTTTGGTGTAACCAGAACCAAGGATGACGTGAGGTTGGCCGAAACGACACCGGAGGTGTCGATCTGTCCTGAGCCGATGGCAAAGGCCGTCATATTCGCTCTGAGGACAGCACCCGCATCAATCTGCGCAGAGCCAATAGCTGCTGAGGTTATATTGGCCCTCTGGACCGCCAAGGCTCCAAGCTGCGTGCTCCCAATTGCTCCGGAGGCGATCTGGGTTGACGAGATGCCCTGATTGGCAACGAATGCAACGATTGAAGTAGCGCTTCCAGTCGTGGCCAGAGAGGTGCCGACCGCGACAAATTGAGTGATGCTGCTCCACGTAGACGAGAAATTGCTGGCGTTCGTCTTGTTGAGGATTTGCCCCGTTCCCCCTCCTGTCGGCAGCCCTGCGACAAGAGAGGTGAGTTGCCCCAAAGAGAGCTGCACCGACACGCCAACACCGGCCGTGGTCTGCACAGCCTCAATCAGTTCTGCTCCCGTGATCGATGTACCGATCGGAAGGTCAACGATTCTGACGACTGCTGGTAAGGTCGTGGCGACCATTAATTACCTCTGTCCATCGACTACACCGCCTTGAACCGTTGCTATAAGATTGACGTTATAGCCGTGCGGATACTGCATGATAACACGGATTCTTCCGTCCATGGTGTAGCGTGTCGAGACGGGCTGCTCATCAATGAAATATTGCTCAGGCCTTGCATTCATCAGGGGCATAGGATCAGGACCGAGCAGAGCTGGAGAGCCCAACTGGCGCTGCGGAATGTCGAGTTCGTCCTCATGCACCAGAACGCGGGTGTTCTGGAGCTTCGGACCTCGCCACTCATACTGGAACTTCATGTTGGCGAGGTTGCCAACCATTCCGTTTCGATCTGAGGACCCCCAGCCTTGCGGCCAGAACGGATCGACCGCAGCGCGCCGCGGCTTGCGTCTCATGACCAATATCCTCCGAACTTGGGAATGATCCGGATCGGAACATTCTCGATGTCCTGAGTGGCCGCGAAGTTCCAGGCCTCCGTATAGTCGGCCTTCAGGCCTGCCATCTTGTCCGGCGCGAACGACCTCGAAAGCCGATAGGCAAGGCCGGCACAGAGCGCATCAAACCAGCGGTTCGGAACGTCTGGAGTCTCGCCGCCTGGAATATTAGCGTCCTGCACGTTCACGCAGGCATAGTAGTTGATGTAGTACGGTCCTCCATTGTCTGCGACCGGATACGTGGTCAAGGTCGGTGTTTCCTGCCGATTGAACCAGTATTGAGTTGGCGGTGCCTGTGTCTGCTTCATCGGATATGCCGCGTAATCGTCGCGGCTGATCGGCGACATGAAGATGTCAGTCTGGCTGGTCGTGCCCTGCTGAGTGCTACGATAGGCATCCAGAACCATCACAACGCGAGCCGGAAGCGTGTAGGTAGCGGTGCCTTGGGTCAGAAGCTGGGAGTTAAGCTCCACCTTCCATAGGTTCACTTGGCGGTTAGACCATTCAGAACCAAGCATCAGGTTGAGTTGCCGGCGTGCGCTGTAGAAGTGCCGCTGCTCAAGCATCGCCATGCCGATGCCGCATCGATCGAAAGCGTCGATGACTGCTTCGCCGTTGCTGATGGAGAAGTTATAGGTGCCGGAGCTGGTGATGGAGGCCTCCTGTTATCGAGGTAGCCCCGCTTGCACAAAGGTCGCGACGAATATGCTTGTCGCCGTGGCCGTGACGACATTGATTCGCATGGCCTGCACGGGAGTGGTATAATTGGCCGTAGCGTTGGCGCCGGTCAAGGCGACGATGTTCCACCATGTCGCATTGGCCGCAGCGGTGCCAAGGGTCCCCAGTGTTCCCAGATCGATCTTGTCAAATGTTACATCAACGGTGGCGGTCCCGTTGACGCCAGTAGTGCCGGTGACAACCGAAATTCCAACCTGAAATGGAGAAATCGTCCAATCGGGGAAATATACGAAACTTCCAGTCCCGTTGACGGTGGCGGCTGCCGGCATGCCCATCGCGCTATCCTATGTCCTGCGCGGCTTGTCTGCCCTCTGGCTTACGCAGCCGCCCTCCATCTTCATTTCGATGCCTGGAAACTTCCGGTGCACCTTGGCTTTGACCTTGGCTTTGAGCGCTGGAGATCCGTGCTGAGAAACCCGCGCCAGCGCATTTCTGGCGTGGCTCTTATCTTCAATTGGGTAGCTGCGGTCAGGTCCGGCAAAATCCTTTGTCGGGATTTTCTTCCGGGCCTTGGCCGTCAGCTTGGTCATTTCGGAGTGCCGCCATACGTGTCGGCGGGACTAGACGACCCGGCGCAGCTCGCCGAGTTATGAGCGGTCGATAGCGGAGACCGATTGGCACCAACCGCACCACCCGACTTGCGGCCTGGCCGATCCAGACGCGCCTTCACGCCGCCACCGGCCATCAGGCCGATGACCTTGCCGCCGGTCGCACGCTTCTTCTTGACCTTACCGCCCTTCTTGTGGCCGGTCTCCGCGCCATCTTCGTCGTCATCGGCCTCGCGCAGCACTTCCGGATTCCCGGAAGCCACCATACCGATCCGGCCGCCCTTCTTGCGCTCGGTCTTAACTTGCATACCGCCGTGCTTAGCCATCTAGGCCTCCTGATTAAATCTGAGCCGTGCCGAGGATCGGCGCCGTATTGAGCGGGGTAGCAGCCGCCGCGCTGTAGACCGGCATTGTCACCGCCATGAACAGGCGCCGCGCGCCATCTGTCGGAACCGCAAACGCTGTGGATGCATTGAGCGTGCCACGAACGTCAGCCGTCGAGGTCGATGCAGACGTGCCGAGCGCCTTGGTCCAGCCAGCATTGTTGATGACCGAGGTTCCGCCGAACCGATAGTCAGCGTATTCCCACTTGTCCGACCGCAGGTTGAACCCGAAGATATCCGAGATTCCAACCACGACGTTCGCGGGGGTTACAGTGGTCGCGGCCGTCACAACCTTGATGGATGATACGTACTTGAAGGCCTTCTTGCCGTTGACCGTGTTGGTTCCGTTCGCCGTGATCAGTTCAGACATGGCGTTGAAGTACATGTCATAACCAGCGACAACAAGGGCCGTGGTTCCTGACCCGATCGACGCCGCCGTGACAGACAGGGCTCGGGCCGAGCCCTCCAGAGGATTGAACGGCAGGGCAAAGCCAGCCACGCGATACGGATCAGAAGCGTTCGCTGAAGCCGCTGCGGGGCCGAACTGAGTGGCTGGCGGCAGGAACTGGCTGTACAGGTTGCCCTGTCCAATCGGCGCATGGCTGAGCGCGGTAGCCGCCACAGGGCTGATCGTGATCAGCGCACTGTTCGCATTGGTCGACAGCGATTGGACCTGAGCGAACAGGGCCACGTTGGTTGCACCTGCCGAGCCCGCGCCTCCAATCACGACCCACTGGCCAACCGAAAACAGCGTGTTATCATTCACGATCACGGTTGAAGAGTTCGCCGCAGTCGTTCCGGTCGCAAACCCGAAATCAACAGCCGAAACCGTCGTGGCCACCGACGTACCAACGGGGATGATCGGAATGCCAGGGGTCCACACCTGAACGCCTGCAGCCGTGCCAAGAACCGCAGTGGTCAGAGTCAGCGCAACGCCTGCAGTCGTTGACGGCGCCTGAGCAGCCGCCACCGTTGTCGTGCTGTTCGACGAAGGAATGACATCAGTCAGCACGATGTAAGGGTTGTTGAACCACCCTTTTATCGCACCAGGCGCCATACCATCCTTGTTCGCAGGCGAGAACGACGGATTGGCAACAACGCCGCCCTGATAGTCGATCGAGGGGCCGTCAAGCGGCTCGACCCGCCCATCCATCAAGGACCCGACGTTCGCGACAGGCCCGCGGAATAGTGATTCAGCCATATGAGCCCTCAAAGTTTGGTGTGGCTACCAGAAGCCAGTCGCGCTTCGGATCGCGGAACGGAATGACCTGTGGCTGATACCTCCGGAGATAGGTAGCAGCCTTTGTCAGGACTTCGGGATCATCGCAGGCATATCCGATTGCAAGGTTGCAGCCAGAGCAGAGCAGACCGCGCACCGCGCCAGTGGTGTGGTTGTGGTCAACCGAGAGCATGCGGATGACGCCGTTCTCAACCCGCGTCTCTGGCTTCTCGCAGATCGCACAAACGCCCTTCTGGTCTACTAACATGCGCTGATATTCGACGATATCGATGCCGTACTTCTTGCGGAAGTCGCGATCTCTGAGTTGGTCCTTGTTCGCTGCGTAATTTGCCTTGGCGTAAGCGCGCTTTCCTTCAACGCCATCGGCCACCGGGTGACCGTCAGATGCCCACCGATAGTTACCAGGACCGATCGGCCGGCTGGAATCGATCGCTGCGATTGCATACCGACGTTCTGGAACGTCAGTCACCTCGGCCGCGAACTCTTCAAACGAGGCCCAGCCAATGATAATTCCCTGCCCAACAAGATTAGCCCAAGCCGCACGTTGGCGTTTTTCGATTCGAAGAGCTTCAAACACGGCCTCGGTCTTAATTGCATCAGTCGCGCCTGAAAGACGTGAATAAGCGTCGGTCACCACGATTGACGCATCTTCAGGGCTGTCAAAATTCATTCCAAGAGACACTTGTTTTGTTTTCCAAGTAATCTTGGCTTGCCACTTGTTGTGTGGCGCGACGCTTACACCCTGAAACCCGCTCGTGTTATTTTTGTTTTTACCACGGGCATGCTGCAATTCAGATCGTTCTACTTCCTTTAGATTTTCAAACCTCAAGTTATCAAAGTTCCCATCAACTGGGCGAACATCTTTCGACGAAAAATCTCCCTTGACATAGAACCATGCTAGCCGATGGGCCATGAACTTTTCACCGTCTACGGCAATGTAACGGCCGCCAGTAGGGCGATGCACCACGCCAGCTACAGATCCAACTTTTACGCGATTTGAAGTGCTTACTTTCCAAGTGAAAACGCCAACCGCTGGATCAAAATCCAGCAATTCAAGAAGGCGCTTGTGGGTCAGCTTGGTCACGCGTGTCATCTTTCCAATCCTCCAGTTTCAACATCATACTTATCGCATGATGCCCGGAGGCATGTCAATCCAAAAGAATATCAAGCAGTAGGGAACTCGCCCCATGCCGCTCTTGGATCGTTTATACCAAAGCTATACCTTTCATAACTTTTGACCAAAAGATTATCGGTCACATTATCAACCCACATATCGCTCTCATACGGAATGCGCAGCATGTGGATGAGCCCCTCGATGTTCGTGGTGAGGAACCACGCGAAATTCGAGGTGAGGAAGTCGAGAACGATGAAGCCCTCGGGGAGGCCGCCGGAGAGCGACAGGATGGCGTTGACGTCGTTGTCCGCGGTGCCGGGGCGCAGCTCGGTCTTGGTGAGGCGGATCGCGACCGCTTCAAGGTTGGCCGGCACGACGAGCTTGCGTGCGCGGGCCAAGATCCTCATGCCGCGTTCGTTGACGAACTGGGCGCGAACGTTGGTCATGTTCGCGAGCAGCGTCGATTCATTCAGAGACTTCGGCGTGCTGGACGTGTTGGCCCATGTTCCACCGTCATAGGGATGTGAGGTGGAGAAGAATGCGACGCCGTCGCCGACCTGGCTCGAGTTGTAGGTCGTGCCGAGATTGAAGATGTTGGCGGCCTGAATTTCCTTGAATTGCGCGAACGCTTCCTGGAGCTTCAGGTTGGTCGGGTTGAACTGGGCCTTGTACAGGTTGTCGTCGATTGCCTTGCGCGTGATCGCGTAGCCAAGAGCCACTTCCACATGGATAAATGCCCAAGTGAAGCGCTCGCCAGCGTTGTTGTCGAACTGGGTTGCCGCGCCCTCGTCCTTGAGGTATGGCAGCGCCACGAACGCCATCTGAGTAGAGCGCTCGACCGCCATTGAGGACTTGTGGGTCTTGAAGACCTTGTCCCACTGACGGGGTATCATGTCGTAGCTGCCGCGGACATCGAAGAGGCCCGGAAGCAATTCCGACCGAACGTTTGCAAGTGAAATCGGCACCTATGGCCTCCTGTGTCAACTCGGCGCCGTGGAGCGCCGCATTAGAATTGCGACGCTTAAACCGTACCTGTCGCACCCGCCTGGTAGAGGGTGTTGTTCATCTTCACGATGACCCAGTTGTAGTTGGTGGTCGGGTCAGAACCGTTGCCAATGCCCGGGTAGAGATACATGACCTTGAACGCGAGCGTGTTCGTGCTGGCGAGCGTCGATTGGTCGATCGTGTAAGTGGAGAATCCGCCGCCGACCGTGGTGCCGCCGGCTCCGGTGGAGAAACTGGCATTGTTTCCAACCGCGGTCGCGGGGACGGCCGTCAGGAGTGCCGCAACCTTGAACAAGGCATTGGGCGCATCAATGACGTATGCCGTTGAGTCGCCACCTGCAGCCGCTGCTGGGTACCATGGGAGCCAGCCCGGGACGCCGCCGACCGGCGTATACTGGCAGCCTTGGAAAATCCCCACCATCGTCGTCGCCGTGGTGCTAACCATCGGCTTGATGTAGTTGCCACCCGAACCAACGGAGGCGATGACCGGATCGCCGAAGAAAATGGCGGTGTGATAGGTCGACTGAATGGCGTACTTGGAAAGCTGGTAGTCGGGAGCACCCCCCGGCAGGTAGCCGAAGTGCGCGAAGCCGAACTGCGCTTGGGTGTTAGCCATGACAAGCCCTTGACTTTTAAGGCCTCGTCCAGCGCTTGCCGGGGTGCGATTGCCAGAAAGTCACAACGGCTTGTTGCGACAGAATGCCAAGGGACGATCTATCGTCTGCCTTTGGCTGCTCGACCTCCTGCCACAGGCGGGAGGGAACTGAATTGCGGCAAAATGCAAGAAGATTCAGTGATTGTCAAGTGGGGGGCAAGGCGATCACAGCCCATTCCCAGAGACTATAGCCCCTCCCGACTTTCGGCGAGAGGGGCACTTGTCAAATGGGGTGGGATTCGAACCCACTATCTAAGCCACTGTTAGTTGGGCCACGCTGTACCACGCCAAGCTCCACCATTTGACTTGTTCTTATTGCCGCTGGCAGCATTGCAAACCTACAGCCCCAGCGCCGCAACGATCTTGGGTACGAAAAGATCAGCGCCGGCATCGTGTCCAGCCCCCGTCAAATGGGTAAGGTCAACCTGTCGATAGACAAGCCCGGTCAACGAATCCAAATTCGCCCCTTGAAATACATTGATCCCGTTCGGAGCAGCGTCCTGCGCAGCCTGCACAGCCGTGCTGACTGCGCCATTGATGAGCGTGCATTTCGAGATCATCCACGGGACGCCATCCCCAGGTGTGGCAATGACCTGAGCGAGCGAGGCTGTGTAAGCAGCCTGCGAGGTGTTGAGGGGGTTGTTGTCGGTTTCGCCCTGTATCCAGATGTAGAGGCTGGCCGCAAGCCCTCTGGATGCGAGGATTTGCGGAACGAGTGCCAGACGTCTGTTCAGGACCCCGCCTGTCGCCCATCGCGCTACTGGCGTCCCGCCGTAGCAGATCGGAACGAGAATAACGCGCTGACAATAGCCGCCATTGATCAGCTTGTCGGCAATCCGCCCGGCTATATTGCCGCAAGTCGCTGACGATCGGATCGTGCAGCCTAGCAGCGGGTCAACGGCCTTGTACGTTCCGCCATCGAAAATATTGAAGTTGTCAACCTTGTCCGCGTTGGTCGGGGTATAGGCCACACTGCCAGAATTCGCGCCGTTCGATTGGCCCACGGTAACGAGAACGAGGGTCTTTTCGCCCGGGTTAAGCTGCGGCGATCTGGTTTCCTTTCCAACTGGGTAGCGGTTGCTGCCCCACGGGATCTGGTCAAGGTCCTCGGGGACGATAAACGGATAGCCCGCCGAGGCCACTCCCCTCATCATCCCCAGAACTCCAACTGCAAGCCCGAGCGATGCACGGCGGCTCCAGCGTTGTTCCCATACCATGTCTGTGTATCCGGCGTGACTCCAGCACCTCTTTCCTGCCAGATTATTTGATGCCAGCCAAGGCCCGGATAGCCCTTGTAGAAGCTTTGGCACGTCACAATAGGTGAGTTAGTGCACTGCACAAACGTACTGCGCCCGCTGTTGACTGTGGTGCTGTCTATGCCGATTCCTGCGGCGACCGTGCGCGGTGTGGTGGTGGAGTTCTGCACGACGTTGAACGCTTCTGCCGTCATCAGCACGCTTGGAAGACCGAACAGCGTTTCTACTTGGTTGGCAGCCCCAACATTGGCCGAATTGACTTGACGGAAGCTAGACGCTGAATGATCCCAGTTTGTTCCTGCCTCTTGGACCAAGCCACAGCGTTGCGCGATCTGCCAGGCATTGAACACGAGCCGCTTCAGTGCCGTATCGCCAGCCTGGCCGTCAGCTATTGGCCGGAATGATCCAATATAGGTCGCGCAATTCGCAGCCACGGTCATGGTGCTGCCACTCGCAGACCCGTACCGGATCGTAATTGCGTTGGCGTTGGTCCAGATGCCGTTGACGAGGTGGATCTCGGTAGACCCAACACCAGTTCCTCGAAGAATATTTGAACCTGGATTGGCGCCAGCAGTCCAATCAGGACCGGTGCCGACACGAGCGGCTCCAGACCCATCCAGAACAGCAAACAGATCGAAGTTCTTTCCAGCCTGATGATAACCGACATGACCGGAGTTGTTATCGAGTGCCAAGGCAAGGTCAGACGCAACCGTGTAGAGCCGAAACCTCGAGCCGTCATGGATCGGCAACCTGCAGCCATCGACAGGCGTCGCGTAAATGTTGGTCACGCCAGAGACGTCGGCGGTCGTATTCGCAACACCCGGCGTCAACGTGATCCGAACTTGCGGGGCGACCTTTGTCATCACGCCGCCGGCAGCATGGCGATTTGCGCTGCGTCCATAGGCACGACGGGTGCCATCTGCTGTTGCTGGGCCTGAGCCTCGACCACGTCGAGATACCTCCCGCAATAGTCGAACGGGCCGACATGGCTCATCTTATGCCCGATGTTGGCCCACACCGATCCGCCGCACTGACCCCACCGGATACAGAACGAGAGGTCTTCAGAGATCAACCCCCGATCCGGAACGTCCATCTTTTCGAACAGCCGGAGCAGGCGATTCGTCCCCGCCTGACGCAGGGTTTCGCCGGCCGGGTGCAGGGTCAAACGGGTGTCAATCAGTTCGGGAAACTTCTCTACCATCTTGGTGATAGCGTCACGGCGGATCAGAGTGCAGCCGAAGCCAACGCCTTCTACGCGCATGAAATCGCCTCGGCGCTCGGTCAGTGGCGTGCCGCTGCCTGAGCCGGCCCAGGACAGTGGCATCTTGCGCTGAGGGTAGACGGTGCCAACAACGGCCTCGTTGAACAGCACCATGTCGCTCACGAGTTCCGGGGGAAAGCCCATGTCTGCATCGATGAACAGGATGTGGCTGCTGTTGGGCATCGTGTCATACCAAATCGTCGTAAACATTGACCGCAGCTCGGCGATATCAGGGAACGACAAAGTCGTAATTCCTCCACCGATCCCCTTCTGCATAAGGTGCTGACGCAAGGCGTGGGTCGTAAGGAACGTGGTTGCCGTCACGACTTGCCCGAAGGCCGGAACGCAGATCAAAATATCAGTAGCCATTACGAAACACCCCTCTTGGTGGATTGATCAAGGCCCTCGTCTTGAGGCCGAAAAACATGCACAAATCCTATTGCGTCTGCCTTCGCTGCCTTACGCAAGCCCGGCGTATATGGCTCGTCTGATGGAATGCGCGGCCGACTCGTCACTCCAAATTGAGGACGATAGACAGGTTTCCGAGGTGGCTCGCTCATTTTGGAGCCTTTATGTTGGAAAAGAAAATGTCCGTGGCTTCCTTGCTCCGCTCCATGGCCTCGGTAAGGACAAGGGCGTAATCACGGGGGATGCTGAAATCGAGCGGGGACTGTCGGTGCACCACGTTGATGCGATCGGTCCAGATCATGTAGGTGTTCCAATATCTGGCGTCCTGCCTCAGGAGCGTATCAATCGCCGCTTCGTCGAATTTCAGGTACTCCACGAATGGGTATTTCGAGATGAACCGCAGTTCGTCACCGAGCACCCACGCCATGAAACGATGATGATGATAGCCGCGGAACGGAGGTGAGCCGCCGTCAACGCCCCGCCCCAGTTCTGCCATCGGTGACGGCGTCTCGACATAGCCGGCCTTGGCTACGCGGCTCATCTCGGCGCAAAGCGGGAAAGGGTTGTACATGTCCTCCAAAACGTGACGCGCGATGACGAAATCAAACTCCTTGTCCTTGAACGGCAGAGGCTCCGTTGCCACGTCGCACTTGACGAAGTTCTTGACGCCCTGCACGTCGACAAAATCGACCGACACATCAGCCCGCTTGAACGGAGCTGTACCAGGGCCGATCTCTAGCACCCTCGCATCGGCAGGAATCACCACGTTGGTGAGGTAGTCGTAGACGCTCTGAATCGGAGGCCAATGCTTCTTGTCGTTTTGGGTGAGAGCCATCAAAAAGTCCTGTCAGAGAAACTCAGCGTGATCCGGGGTCTTCGTTGTGGGGAAGTCTACCTTCCCTTCCTTCCAATCAAATAGCCATTGATTGGTGTGGGTTTGCAAGCACTGGGTACCACAGCGCTCCCGGGGGTCGAACTGATCGCTGGCGAGATAGCGGACCATTTCCCAGTATCTGTCACTGGCGAAGATGTCCCGGAAGCGCGTGCTGACGATCGAATCGACGTGAAATTTCTTGAACTTCTCGTTGAAGTGGAAGCCGCAGCTTGTGATGAGGCCATTTCCACTCATCTGAAGCTGGAAAGGAACGCCGAGGCACCGGCTGTAATGACGTTTGCCTTCATCTGCCAGCCGAGCCCACTTCACGACAACGCGAAACGTCTCATCTCCCATCTTCTCAACTTCGCGGAAGGTATCGTACAGCGCGTCATACTTCTTGTAGTCGACACCAAGGTGGCCCTCGTCGTTGTCGCTGCAGTGCTTGTAGATCAGATACCCCGGGCGTATCTCCTGCGCCAACTTCGCAAGCGGCATGATTTGATCGTGGAACTGGGGCATGGTGACCATTTGCATGTTCACGACGCACGGCAGATTATCTCGGCGCACGATCTCCATTGCGTCCTTGACGTTCTGGATAACCTGCCAATAGTCCCGCTCCTTGAGGCCCATGATCTCCTTGTAGCGAGGCATTTCGCCGGCCGAGAAGTTGAACCTCAGATAGGTGATGTGTGGAAGGATTCGCTCCAGAACCTTCTTCTTGAGCCGCACACCATTCGTCCCGATGCCGATCTTGATTCCGAGAGAAGCGGCATATTCGATCGATTCCTCGTACCACGGGACAACCGTCGATTCGCCGTCGCTGATGAGGCTGATGCCCTTGACGCCGATTTCTGCAGCGTCCTCCAAAAACTCGAATGCGTGCTTCTTGGTGATCTCGCCGCCGTCTTCAGACGCCTGCATCGTCGCGAAACAAAAAACGCACGCTGCATTGCACTTGCGCGTCCAGGCTACGTCCATCGTGACCGGCGCTATCCGTTCACCACGGTCCCACGCCAGAACGCGGTCTTTCCACCAGCCGACCTTGCTCGCATCGAGAATTAGGTCGTTGACCGAGATGGCGGGAGACCCCGTGACGACGTGATCGAAGAACTCCGGAAGATTGCTCATATGCGCTTTCTTTCTTCTTCGGTCATGAGGTTCCTAAGCTTCGAATCGTCGGCCATCGTCTCTTTGAACACCTCGATCGGTAGCCCCGTGGACTCACGTAGGTACTTCTCCAGATCGAACATGAGCTTGGCCTGAAGCGATCCCTTGATCTTCGGGCCGAACTTCATGATGATCTCGTAATCCTTGTTAGCCATTGGCCCTCTGATCCTTATACCGATCGGTGTACTCCACGAGTAGGGTCGACCGATGGGAATTAAGCGCTTTCACGTATTCCGGGACGATGTCGGCCTCGTCCCTCAGCTCGACGATGTCCGTTGTTCTCAGCATGAGACGAAACGCCGCTGTGAAATCGTCGTCATGCTGAGGTCCCGGATTGAACGGGGACGTGCTCGGGGTCGCGGTTCGGATGATCACCTTTGGCCGGTACTCGGAATACAGGCTCAGCCGGTCTAGATGACTAACTATCTGATTTGTCGCGCAAATCAAGAAGTTCCATCTAGGGTAAGTACATACCGGGATGAACCCTTGCAGCGACATGCCGATCGCCATGCCCATCTGCATGTCCTCAGCCACGGGCATTTCGATCCGCTTCTCTGGAGCGATGCCACGGAAGGACGGAGCCAAGGTCGTACCATCGTAGCCGACTCCTTGACCCATAAAGATGACACGGTCGTCGCTGGCCAGGGTCTGCATCGCAAGGCAGAGTTGATCGAAGTAGGATGATGTCATTTTTTTATCTAAACGTCGTCTGACTTGTTAGGCATAAGATGAGCCATGAGGACCTCAAGCCTCTTTACTCTATCCTCAAGCGTCGGCCCGGCCGGCTCAGGCGCTTGGATTGAGCATCTGCAAGTTCTTGGATGATCATAACATCCAAACGGATGGTGCGGGCATTCACATACATGAGTTTCAAAAACTGACATGGCGTCCGATCCCAACATGCGGCCTCGTCAACTCATACCGATAGCTAATATGCGGCGAGTGGCCACACCGGCCCCAGACTTCCTTGGTGTCCGTGCAGACAGACTTGCCGTTGTCCTCCGTCACGAAGTTGATTGGCAGTTCATGCCCATGAGCGTAGCGCATCGTCTCGCTGATGATCCCTGCCCTCGCCGTCATGTCGCCCATAAAAACCCACACCTTGCCGGGCTTGTCGCTGCGCTTGAGTCCCCAGGCGATGCCCATGGCAATCGGAGCGATGCCGCCGACGATAGCGGAAGAAATAACACGATATTTCGGGAAACACAGCGCGATCGAATGACCGGCCAAGATAGCGGCCTTCAGTTCTTCGGGTGGCACGCCGGCCAATAGCGCATGGTAATGCATACGCCAGCCCCCACAAATATAATCGTGCTCCAAGTCAACGCGCTCGAATAGGTCAATAAGCTGCTGTTCGTTGCCTCCGGCCAAATGAAGCGGCGAACGGATCTGGCCCGCCTCAAACAAGGCTGCCATCTCGGCTTCGAAGGCTAGGAGGTCTTGCGGGGTCATGTAATCCAATCCGATTTATCGTCAATCAGAACAGCATGCGACATGCCCATAGGCTTTACTGGAACTCCGCACGCATTGAGTTGGCAACGGACCCACTCCATGCATTCGTCTCGGTCCTCGGGGATTCGATCCCGGAAATGGACGCGGCTCAAGCACTCAAACATCACGTCCAGAATCTTCTGAGACCGTTCTTTTTCGTTCACTGAACCATCCCCAGCGCCTTGCCAATCCGATACAGGACCAAGCTTCGATCGATCCGCCATCCTCTATGCTCCAAGCGGTAGTGCAGGAGGCTGTGGCTGGTCGTGTCGAGGAAGTGGTGGGGGATTTTCACTTGCTTTTGCTGCATCATAGGTGGCTGCTCGGTTGGCCAATCCCAATGAAAAGATCATCAGGATTTATGGATGTGGCTCTTATAAATTCCTGTATATCTGAAATAATAGGATTTAACTCATCAAGGGCTTGGCAAGCCAGAGTCTCTCCGCCATCCTGCATTATCACAAGGAGTGATTTGACTTCTATTAGCCTATTAAGCGCATCCCTTACATTCATTTGGATTTGTCCTTCTCAATTACTTCGTCCAAGATCGAATGAAGGATAGCTAGGTGCGCAATCTCAACAGTGCCATACTGGTTGGACGGAACGTAGAAGTTAACTTGGCCCTTGGTCCGCAGGAAGTTGCCAACGCCAAATCCGCTCAGCGTGACCAGGTTCATCCGCATGCCGACAGCCACATCAGCCGCGCGTAGGATGTCCTCACTCATGCCAGAACTCGAGATCGCGAACAGCACGTCCCCGAGCTGGCCGTGTCGAACGATCATCTCGGAATAGATCCGGTCAAACCCGTAGTCGTTGCCGTAGCAGCTCATGAGGGCGGAATCAGGCGGGCCGAACGTCGGAAAGCCGCCATTCTTCTGGTAGTCAGTTGCGCAGTGTGAAGCGATCGCCGCCGACCCGCCGTTGCCGATGAAGAACAAACGCGACTTCTGCAACCCGTATTGCGTGATGAGGTTGTGGACGGCCTGATAGCCACCTGCCTCGACTTGGGTGCCGGACAAAGCGTCAGACAGCAGATTGAAGCTACCGCGCTCAAATTTCATTGCAGGGTAAGAAGCGTATGCTTCCGCGTCGTTCATTTAAGGGCCTCATCAATCATCCGTTCCCATATGGACTCACACTGGCCTGCCGGCTCTCCCCCTTCAGCCCCCGCATCCTTCATTGCGTCAGTAGGTTTGCGCATGGCCTCAATCACAGCGATAGCATTAAGACCGATCACTCGTTGCTGACATGAAATGCTGTCACTGCACATTTCAAAAACGGTAGGGTGAGTTATTTCGGAAACCGGCTTATCCTCGCAGGACTTTATAAACGCATGACTATCGTAAACATACCAACTTCCATCAGTCGACGGATAACTAGCATAATGGTTGAGCACCTCGCAGACCCTTTCCATCAACTCATTCATGCCAGCAACGCCTCCAACGTTTGCAAAATCTCATCCCGCCCAACGTGGCGTTTATGCCCGAGGATGGACACCTTGATTGCACCCACAATGTTCCCCACCAGCGCGGCGCATGCCAGGTCAAGCCCAGCGGCCACCAGCGGCGCGGTTACAGCCATCACGGCATCTCCCGCCCCCATCGTGTCTATGCCACCGATCGCCAATGCTGGGGCTGTCTCATGCTTCCAGTTAGATTGAGCCGGAGATGTTGTCATATCGAACCATTGCGACCCATAACGCCCATGCGTAATCAACCATTTCCTGCAATCAATTTTGTGGGACAATGACGAAACTACAAAGCTTGGCACGCATTCACTTGCAGGCATTCCAGACGCCAATCTAGCTTCCGGCTCGTCTATGCAGATATAATCAACCTTCGGATACTTCGTCACCAGATTGAACCCGTAATTACCAGCATTGGTCTGGCTATTTACGGCTAGAAACCTCGATCCCCTCAATTGATAGCGCTCGATATCCCCAAGAAGGCCATGACCAAAATCGTTGACAACAACCACATCAGCCGTAGCGACGACACTTCCCAGTTTATCGCGGAACGCTGCGCGGCAATCCTCGGTCATCTCGATTTCACGGGACGAATAGACGTCGAACAGCTTGCGATTAAAGTCGGAGTCTACGAATCGGGTCTTTGAAATACCTGTGCTGCGTGGATGGCTCAGGTAATCCACGTTCTTCCATTCGCCATGCTTCATCGCAGCCAGAACGCCACCCTCGAACGCATCTGACCCGGTCTCCACCGTAGCCAGCATCAGTTCCTTGGACGCCCGGCCCAGCCCCTGCACATAGCGGTAGACATCAAGGATGATCTCTCCGACAAACAGGACCTTCAGTCTGTCAGCCCTGTCGAAGGCCTCAAGGATCTTGTCCCTGGCACCTATGTTCTTCATGAAGTCCAGGTATTGGCAGACGTCTTCGGAGAACGTCTCGCCCTTCAATATCCGGGAGGATGACCACTTGTGGCTCCCCGTGATCTTCATCTTGCCGCCAACCTCCGCAATGGCCTCGCGCTCCTTGGCAAGTCCCGGATTGGTCGATCCTGCATAGTCCACGCCCTTGACGTAGAAGTTTGGCCTGAGCCTGCGAATCAGGTCCCACGCCCCCTCCTCATCGTTGACAATAACCTCGTCCACACAGCCAAGCGCACGAACTGATTCGGCCCGCTGCTCTGCATTGAAATGAGGCCGTCCCATGCCCTTCTTGACGAACCGATCGGATACGACAGAGACCACGAGCCAATCGCCGAACTTCGCAGCCTCCTGCAAATGGCGGATGTGGCCGAGGTGCAGGAGGTCCCAGACGCCGTGACACAGGACGATGGTGCGAGGGTTGATGATCATGTGCTGCTGCCGTCTTGAGACGTTTCCCAACGGAACGTATCGCAATAGAAGGCGTAGAACTTCTCTTGCATGTCTCGACGGGCACGGGCTTCTGCAACTGTCAGCGCAGGATCGGAAACGATCGGGCGCACGTCGAGCACGCGCTTGAGTTGCTTCAGCGCCCGGAATAGATCAGCCGCGTCATCGTCTCTAAGGTTGCTTTCGAGCGTTACCACAAATCCTGCTATTCGGTCTGTCATACTGTCCTCGGCAATAGGAATTTTCGGAACATGTCCTGCTCTTGCTCCGGCATGCCGTAGTCCTCCAGCAGCCGCGGAATCAGCGCAATCGCTCGCTGCTTCACCCGGTTGTACCTCTCGTCAGGAGGAAGATTTCCGGCCCATTGCGAGAGCTGATTGTCTTGCGCCCGCACCCCGGAATTGATCATACGCGACCTGACCTCGATCAACGGGTGGCGGGTCTTGAGCAAGTCAATCTGCCACTGCGGCGTGGAGGCGCGGAAGTCCTCGTGGTCCATGATGTCGTGGGCCTGCTTGCGCCGCATCAGATACGCCGCGTCAAAGAACGTGGCCCACCACCCCGGTTCCCGCATTTCCTGCGTGATGCCGGGTTTGGACTGATCCGTGCGGATGTTGGCGAACGAGATGCGGCCAATGATCCTGGCCAGATCGTCTGTCCAGTGATCCACGAACCAATACGGGAACAGCGGCGGGAAGATCACCCCGCCCATCAACTCACAGAGCTTGCGTGTCGGCGCTACCGCTCCGGAGAACGACAGGTTGGCGAGATGGCCGTAGACCATCCCTATGGAATCTGGAAATCGCTTCGCGGCCTCGATGATAAGGGTATCGTACCCAGGTGTGACGTACGGATCATCGTCGGCTGCGACAAGATAGACGTCTGCTGGCTCGGTGAGAGCCCGATTCCACTTGTCCGCAATTGTGTCTTCTCGCGGGCGTATATTCGAAACAACTCGCGAATCGATAACACACGGGAGGTCATTGAGGAGTCGACAAGTTTGCTCCAGAGTTGGGTCATCGTCATCAAGCTGTACCTGCATGATGGTCTCCGGATGAGACCAATTGGCATACGACCGTTGAATGGTATCAATGAGCCGATCCGGACGGCCTCGCGTAGCCATTGAGATAACAAGTTTCAAGGAGCATTCCTTTCAAAGGCGCAGCGTGCGGCCCGTAGTTTGATTATTCCCCGTCGTCGACCTGATAGGAGCGCTGATTATTGATATTCAGAACATCCAAGCTCTTGTCAATCTGCATGCGGATGCCACCTCCCGTGCCGCGGTACTTGCCGTTCATTTCGAAGCCGTCGCCCAGATCCTTCTTCACACCGGCCAACTTCAGGCTTTCGTTCCGGTCGCTGATGAGCTGGCGCGCGTTGCGGATGTCTTCGGCCTGTGCTTCCTCGGTCAGGACCGTGGGACGCTCCATGAGCATCTGCTGACCGCGGATGATGTTGCCCTTGCTACCCTTGGGGACGAGCGTGCCGGCGTAGCGCTCGGCTGGAACAGGGCGCCAGCCGTTCTGGTGCATCATGTGGTTCTGATCGAGAAGGATTTCCGAGTTGCCGGCGACGCTTACCGAGTTCCACTGGTAGGACCAGTTTTTGGGAATCATGTCCTGTGGGATGTCGAAGATGTCGCCAACCTGCGTGCGGGTACGGGACAGCACCTCGCCGTCACGGCCGGTAACCTCCACGCGACCGTTCGGGCGTGTGCGGATTTCACCACGGGTCGCCGTCCGCGCCGCCGCCACGGGCTCGTTCTGATAGATCGGGGCTTTCTTAACCTGACGGGTGACGGGTTCGGCCTGTGCCGCCCGTGCTGCTCGAGCAGCCTTGCTGCGGCCGTCGATCTTCTGCTCTGTGGATTTCACGATCTCAGGTTCGTCATTCATAGTCCGTCTCCTAAGCTTCAACCGAGATCAAATTGAACAGCCACTTGAGCCAGCCATATTTCACGACAAATCGTTTCGGCATGGTCGAGAACATCAGCTTTCCACCATGACATCCGACGATGATGGACGGGTCTTTTTCTTCGGCAATCTGCTTGACCCGCCACGCTGCGTACTGAGAACTGCTCAGGCTCATGGACTTGGCCGTCTCGATCTCAAACGCGGACAGGTTGATGCGAGAAACCAGATCAATCGAAATATCCCGGCCAGATCCTGAGTTGATGACGGCTTGATCCATTTCTTTGTCGCGTGCGATTTTCGACACGTCGCGAATGCGCTCCATAAGAACCTGACCGCCGACAGAGATTTCATCGTTGCTATCGCCGCGATATCGCCCACGGAAATGCTGCTCCAGCCTTCCGTAAGGAACTCGCGTCCACCCGGCGTCCAGCATCGACTGTAATTGTTTGTCGATCTGCCCGAACGATTTCTTGGCGACCCACTGATATATCATCCCCGGTGGGATAAGATGCGCGGGAATCTCATAAGGGTCCTGATGCTTTATGGATGATCCCATGTTACCCTTCCGTGAAGCTTCGGTCATAAGCGCCTTGCTGCTGCAGCTTCAGCTTGCGCCGCGCGAACTCCTGCAGGCCGATCGGATCGCCCTTCTTGAACTTCCCGCTTGGATCTGAGTAGTTCCAAATGTGGGTGCCGTCCTGAGCGGCAGCGGCCTCCCGTGCAGTCAGCGAAACAGTCGGGGATGAGCCACCACCATTGGTCGACACAGCCGCGCCAGGAGCCACGGGAGGCGCTGGCGAGCGCTTCTGCTGCTGCGTAGTGACCTGCGCCGCTTCGGTCGGATCGGCCGCCTTCTTGCCGATTCCGAGGTATTCCTCGACCCGCGCGAAATATTCCGGCGTATCTGGGATGAGGTCTTCAGCCTGTGCCACGGCATCGGCCGCGGTCAGCTTCTTCAGGCCCTTTTCGCTCCGGACATATTCGGGATGGGCTCGCACCCAAGCTGCCGTAGGTGGCGTGCGATTCGCCGCGAAGATTTCGACCGGATCGGTTGACTTTACTTCTTCGGTTTCTCTCTTCGGGGCCTTGGCTCGCGCCTCCATGTCGGACTTGGCTTCGTCGAGCCGCATTTCCGTGGAGCGCGCTTTGGCGAGGCGGTCTTGCGCTTCGACTTCCGCATCAATATCGCCCGCCGCCTTGGCTACTCGTATGTCACGCTTGGCGCGCTCGGCGTCTTCCTGCGCAGCGCTCAGGGCCGTTGTAATGGTGTCAAGATGGCTGGACGTGGCGCGCTTGTTCGCTGACTCAGCCTCGCGCTTGTGACGTGCGGCTTCTCGTTCTGCCTCGATTCGGCGCCGCTCCTGCTCGGCCGCGCGTGTCTCCAGGTCCTTGTACTGCGCCATCAGGTCTTGGACGGCGGGGTCAGCCTTGACCTCGATCTTGGGCGCTTCAGTCTTTACGACTTCTGCCGCACCCTCAACGTTGGCGACCTCGTCAGGGATGATGTTGATGGAGATTTCGTCGTCAATCGTCATATTTCAAAATCCCATCCACGGCGGCATTGGATCTTCTGAACTGAGATTTGATGATTTCCTGAAATCCATGCCTGACAGGGCTCTTTCCAGTTTCCGCAACGGATGTTCAGAAGGAAACTTTTCCACTCCAATCTCCGTCATGAGAAGGCGAAGCTCTATGGCATAAGACATTGCATCAAGAACATTGATGGAAACGCTTTTGGAGATTTCGTCGTCAGCCACTATCGGTCCCTTTTCATTATCCGTTCCAATTCGATCCCAAAATTAGAAGTCTCATACTAAACCCATAATCTTCGCGATCAGCGTATTGGAATATCTTAGGAACTACCCGCCAACATAGTATGCCTGATTTGCCCTGAATGTATTTTTCAAATTGTTCCTGAGCAGCAATCCTAGCGTCCTCTGCGGTGCAATAACCGTCTAAGCAGATAGTATTTCCTGGAGGCGCTGGCGCAGTGACTGATAAATCAATTTCTGGGGGTTCCCATATGGGGAATTTATTTTCCCAATATGATCTAAAAATATCTGTCTGCCTGCGACATTCTTCCTTGGAGATTTCTTCCGCTGCGTCGGACATTTATTTCTCCACGATCTTAAAGCCGGCCGCAGAAAGACATTGAATAATCGCCGCTGCTGGAAGCTTGTCCTCTTCTAAAGCTAAATATGGGTCAGGAGTCTTTTCGCCCTTCCTATTGAGCTTAAGCATTCCCAATTCTACAAATAAACTTAGCCATTTCTCATTTCTCTCTGATTCGTACTCGTTACGAGCACCAAACCTATTTTCCATGGCAGCAAGAGCTTCTTGCTTCGTAACCATCTTTCGCCTCTCAGCCATGTGCCGCCTCAGCCTGTACGATGGCAACCGTCTTGGACGCGGCGCGCATTTCCAGAACCTTGACCCGAGCCCGGTTGATCCGGCTTTTGACCGTGCCAATTTTGACGCCCATAAGGTCCGCGATTGTGCCGTAGGCTAGGCCATCCAGGGTCGCAAGTTCCAACATCTCGCGGGCATCGCTCGAAAGCTTCTGCAAATGCTCCTCATCGGTGGAGAAGAGTGTAAAGTCTTGAGCGGGATGATTGTTGATGTGCCGTCTATTCAGCATTGGCTATCACCGGCTTGTCTGAAATGAGAAGGCGCATGTAGTAGCCGTATTTCTCTCTTCTCGGCATGAATGCAATCTCAGGAACAACGCGCCAGTAAAGCGTCCCCTTGCGTCCTTCGGCGTATCTGTCGAAGTCATCTTGCGCTTGCTCGCGGGCACCAGATGCAGTTCGGTATTCACCGATACGACATAACTCCGTATATTTCTGATTTGTCACGGAAAGAGGTCCATTCGTTGACTCGCCTACCTTGCGCTTTGCTTCGCAATACGCTTGCAAAATCGCAGCCTGTTGAGAGCATTCCGCGGTGAATTGAACGTTTTCCGGTCCGACCAATCTGACCTTCGCCATCACACCCTCAATAAATCAGAGAGGGGTCTTTGACCCGACCGCGCACGAAGGTGTCCTCGATCAGCCGGCAGGACAGGCCCTCGTTCATCTTGCGTCGATCGCGGATGTAAAGCTCGTAGCCATCGCTGGGACGGTAAACGACCCAATCCCCTGGCTTGACGGTAATACCGCCGAATTTGGCCACGCCATCGTCCTGAAACGCGATGGGGCCAGTCTTCAGGACCAGACCGATCTTCCCTTGGAAGCGGTTTTCTTCCTGGGCCCGGTCGGTCTCATGAAACACGATGTCCTCGCCATTCGGGCCCTTCATGACCTTCAGCGGCGGTACATAGGTGGCGATCAAAATAAGATTGTGGAAAACTTCGTAGTCTCCCAAATCTCCCGCCGCATCCCACAGGGGTTTGGCCGGGTCGTGCGCAGCCGCTTCAGCGAGCTGTCTCAAGTTCAACTTCATTCATCGTCCTTCAGGCCCGCTCGGCCTTTTCGATATCGTCGCAGACGTGCAACGCCTCATCGATTCCTTCCAAGACGCCAACGCGGCGCTTGTAGTCTGGCCAATCTTGCGCGACGACCAGTTCGCTTAATCGATCCGCCCTGATTTGTTCCAACTTAGTGCGGATCGTCCTGAGTGTCAGCGGGGCATCTAGTGCAAAGACATGGAAACCCCGATCAGCGCTCAACCGCCGGCTCCCATGGTTCGTGTCCAGCCTTGTTCTGCATATGAGCCTTGGCTTTCCGAGCCTTACCACCGCCGGAACCGGATGGCAACTTCGGTGCCATCTGGTGGCCCTTCTTGCCATCGGAGTAGATCGGACCGCCCGCAGCTCGCGTGATGACCGGACCACGTCCGATGTTTTGCGTATCGCTCTTGTTGCCAGAATGCTGGATTGGAGTCCGGTCGCCAATGCCGGTAACGCCCTTCTTGTCGGCCAGTGACTTCTTCCCGACCGCGCCGCCATCCTTGTACGCTCTGCCGCCCTCCGAACGAGGCGGCATTGGCATTCCACCCGGAGGAGGTCCACCGATCCCAGCCATCGGTGGCGCTCCAGCGCCCGGAGGAGGAGGCATCATGGGCGGCTTTGGCAGCATGGGAGGAGGCCCGGCCATCGGAGGTGCACCACCAGGCATCGGCGGATGCTGTCCACCGCTCGGCGCCACGATGACGTTGACACTGGTCTTGCCGCTGCCCTTGGACTTGACGTGGCCGCCGCGAGCCCTTCCCATCCTTTCCTCAATGGTCTTGATAGCGTCTTGTGCATCCTGATCAGACGGCCGTGGCCTTGAACGATTAGTTGCCACGATCTGCTCAGGAGTTGGCAACTTCCCGGGAGCAGCACCACCGCCAGCCTTTTTGGCTCCCTTGGCGCGCCTCATGGCTTTATCACCTCGGTGCTTGGCTCCCTTCCCTTCGCCCTTGAGCGCGCTGCCCTTGACCTCCTTCTTGATCAAGGCGCGGTCCTCGGCTTCATCGGAATGGACTGAGCCGCCACGGGCGTAGCACTTCGGAGATTCACTGACGCCGGCAATGCGGCTGACGCGATCGCGCTCGACCTTGTGTCCGCGATGTTCGTTCATCGGATGTGCCATTATGCAACCTCGCTGATTTGCATGTCGCTTTGAAGCGTCGTGACTCTCCATACGTATGGAAAGCCAACCTGTGCCATCTCAACACATTTACCTGGCTGATACGCAATGACGCGCCCGCTCTGCTCAAACACAAACTCTGGAGCAACGGTGAACGACATCGTCATGGACCCGGCTAGGTTAGATGACTTTGTGTCCCACTCTCCCGTAGTCGGATCGCTCCAACTAATCATTCGCGGCGCCTCACGCCTTTGCACCATGTCAAATCCGAAGGCGATGATGAAACCCTGAGAGTGCTTGAAGAGTTTCATTTCCCCTTCTCCTCATAGACGGGATAGCCCGCGTCATCGTTGGCCTTCTTGTCGCCGCCGTAATTTCTAATCACGGCATCAACATCAGCTTGGCCAGCCTTCTCTACAAATGGCTTGATGCCACGGAGCCATGAAGGGTCGTTTTTGTGCGCTGCATCACGATACGGATGTGCCATCTTTGATTCCTTGTTTTACTTCGCGAAATCCTGTCATCTCACGAGTAACGATCACGTCGGCTCGCAACCGCCTGATTTCTTCGGCCGCGTCGTAAAACAGTTTGCGCAACGGGACGTCCCAACTGATCTTTTCCGGTGAAAGCCATTCAGGCATTTCCGATCCCTGTGGGAGCGCTGCCATCCGCTCAAGCTTTTCAAGAACATCCATTATTTCTTCCCCTTCGGATTAGCTTTGCCGTCTAATTCCTGAACCAATCCCATCAGAACATGAAAAGGAATCGCGCAATGAAGGTCGTCCAGCGTTGCTCCGGGCGGCATGGTGGATGAAAATTTGATCAAAATATCCCGTGCTTTCTCTAAATTAGAGAGCGGAGCCGCTACATCACTATAGCTAGCACCTTCTTCATCCTGCCCAGGTCCTGTCATTTCTTCCCCTTCGGCTTGGCCGGCTCTGGCGGGTTCAGCGCCTGATGCGTTGAAATGGCCTGATCGTGCTGGTCCTGGCGGCTCTGTCTCACGTGATCAGCGACGTTCAATTGGTGCTCTTGATGCGCCTGATGGGAGCCCAGTCCAGCCTTGATCAATTCTACCCCGGTCTTGCGGCGTGAATCAATCTCGGCCTGCTCCATCTCGCGGTGCTTCTTCTGGGTTTCGGCGTTGGCCTTCGCCACATCGGCTTGTGCCTTCTCAGCGTCCGCCTGATGAATGACCTGTTCTTTCACCAGATCGTCCTTATGGGTCTGGACCTGGGTGGCCAGTTCCTGCTGCTTCAGTTGGTTCTCGGTTGAGTCGTTGGCAATATCGGCATCAACCTTCTTCGCCTTGGTCTGAGCCTCGATGAGCTTGGCGGCATCGGCGGGTGCCGGCCCCTGCTGCGGCGGTGCGTCTCGTACCAAGCCTTCCGGCGCCTCGCGCATCGCGGCAAGCACGCGCAATAGCGCCTCTTTCGGATCAAGCAGCGGCTTGAATTCCGGGATCTGCAGCAACTGCACCAAGCCCAGCGCCTTTGCCACGCGATGGATATGGCTCGGTACGTTCGGATCGGAGACCGGAACAAGCTTGACGTTCTCAAGCGCGGCCAGCAGCCGTTGAGCGTCCCATTCCGGAAGTTCGTCGCCAGCCGCCGTCAGCAGGTCCTCCGGATGCCGGCGGAACAACTCCACCAGCATGCCGATTTCTTCGCTCTGCGCGGTGTGCATGCCCTTGTGGGCCGCGGCCATGACCTTGGTGGCCTGCTCGATCTGGGCCAGCATCGTTCCAACAGGAACATTGGCGATGCCTTCAGCCGCGGGGATCTCCGCACCCTGCCCTAGCGCCTTGGACTGCTCGGTGATTTTGTCAATCAGGCTCAGCAGGCCGGGGGTGACGTCGCGGTACGGGTTGGGGAAGATGATCTGGCTGATCGGAAGACCATTAGTCTCTACTGGCTTCCACTCGCCAGGACCAACCTGAAAATCGGTGTTGATCTGCCTCCCGCCGAGCTTGGAAATCATGCCGCCCGGGAAGTTGGCGAACATGCCGGCGTCCAGCGCCTCGCGCCACGCTGCGGTCATCGCGGAAGAAGCATTTCCCAGCAGGTTGAGCATTCCTGTTCCATAGAACCCGGGCCCGGGAATGTAGGGATACCGCACGTACATTCGCTGGCGGTTGCAGTGCTCGTCGTGCTCGTCCCAGTCACGGCGAATCGACAGGATTTCCTCGTTGTCCCGATCGATCGTCACGAGGTATGGAAGTGGGATTCCCTTCCCCTTGAAATTGGACTTGGCTGGAATGAACTCGTCCAGATCAAGTTCGCACTGGCTTTCCCAGATCGTGTAGGGCTTGTCCTCGGGACGGTCGGGGGTCGGGTTGGTACCCTGGATGTCAGCGATCTTGCTGTCGATCGCGTCGGGTGACGGGTTCGGTGGCGGTGCGCCGGTCTTGCGATAGGCGCCCAGCATGACCATGCGCTTGAACACCGAGGGGCGCATTTCGATCTGATGGGTGATTCGCCCGCAAGACCGCAGATCGGTCGACGTATCGGAAACGATGAGGTCCTTGCCTTCGACCTTCTCCGAAACAGGCCTGCGCCGCATCGGGCAGCGGTAAATCTTCTTGAAGCCGCTCCCCCGGAAATACACGCCCCACAACAGCATGTGGCTGGTTTCCGGGTAGTACTCCACGGCCTTTTCGGTCAGGTAGCGGTTGACGGCCCGCTCCAGCCTGTCCGCGTCGTCGTCTTCCTGATTGGTCTCCCGGCCGTCTGACTTGACCTTGACTGGGCCTTGCGCCGGCAGCAGCTCAGCTTCCGCGTTGGCCCAGCCCTTGAGGCACGCCTCGAGCAACAACGGATTTCGGACCTTGGACATCACCGGCCCTTCGCCGGTAGAGCTTACGTCAGATCCTGGGCTTTCGATCTTCAGCCCGAGGATGTCCATCCCGCGCCGGCCGTTGTCGAGCCAGCCTTGTCGGGATTGGTCGTCTGCCTTGATGCCGTCGATGAGATCGTTCTGGATGACGGAGAGCTTAATTCCGTCAATCTTGTCAACGATATTGGCGAACCAGGCTTCTTCCTTCTCGCCGAAACCAGCTTTGGGAGCGTCGAGCCTGACAATGACGCCGCCATCGGGTGTCTGCTCTGTGATAGTCCCAGTCTCAGGGTCAACGGTAATCGTCTGGCTTTCGCCATCGTCCACAACGACATGCAATGATCCGCTTTGCCCGGCCACGAGCTGCTTTCCAGTTGGGACCGGGCGTCGGTCATGTGGTGCCTGCGGCGGGCGGGCTAGGGATACATACTACCGATTTGGTGGCGCGTCCAATGAAGGCGAGGTCATTTCGGAGAACCGAGCCTCCTCAACCGGTCAATGTGCCTAATGATCAAATCCCCGGACATCGGAGCGCCATGGCCGCCCCAGCCGAAGAACTCGTCAGCCTTGACCAGATATGATCTGGCTGTGGCGCTTGAATCTCTGTTCGAGGCCCAAACCAAGCGGATCTCCACGTAATCGGGAAACCCCGTGTCAGGCTCTATGCACGGAGCGCGGTCTAGGTCGCCTTGGGGTGGGAGACGGGGCATTCATTCCTCAGTCTTTGATGTTAAAGAAAACCTATTTGGCGGTGCATCGCGACCGGCCCTCAGCAGTGAGCGCAGACCGACGATCACTTCGGGTTCGCAGCGACAGTATGACCGGACTTTCTCACCGTCGTTTGGAATGCGCAGCACTGGACTTACCCCGATCTGCGCCGACTTGTGAGCGAGTGACCCGACAGTAACCCCCGCTACCTCACACTTCCCGGCGATGCACCGCCAAATAGGTAATCCGCAGCACGACGCAGCGCGTCTGCTACTGCTTTGCGCGATCTTTCGTCGTCCGCAACGTCCTCAACAAAAATCTCCAATCTGCCATCCCAGTGCTCTTTTAGACGCACCGTATAGCATACTGGTGGGCGATGGTCCGCAAGATCGACGACACTCATGTTTTCCCTGACTGCTGAGCAGTAGTCTATCACTGAATCGGCTTCAGGATCGACGAGCGCCGCGAGGCTCGCTCCGTCGTGCCAGACGACACCGCAGCATGAATCTTATATTTCAGGTCGTCGCAGGCAAGGTTGAGGTCCGCAGCCTGCCGGCCTGACATGACCGAGGCAAAGCCGTCTTTCATGCAAACGACAATCCCGATTGTGGAAAAGTTGCCTTCAAGGGCCTGAGCCAGGGTTTCCTTCAGCAGATCGACGATTGCGATCTGGTCTTCGTTCAGTCTGCTTGATCCGATGATGGTCATAGGCCACGCGCTCCGTGCTTTGCCAATTGAATATTAAGTGACATCGACTCGCGTATCAGCTCAGATGTTTTGTCTCGGTGTGACGAGTCATTGAATTTGGCCGCAAGATCAAGGCACTTCTGATAAAGAGCATTGGCTTGTGCCCATTTACCATCCCTCTCCAAGAGCACGATCTCTCCGTCAATCACCTTCATCTGCTGTTCGATTTCGGTGTCTATCAGCTTGCCGCCGATGATGCGTGGTCCGGTCATGCGATAATCCTCCGTTGCAACTCTCTTGCCTTCATCCGCTCCCAACGATGGTCTGCGTCAAGCGGGATGGAATGGTGAGGGCGGTCTGATCTCTCCGACCATTTGGCGTGGCTGAACTCGGCGACGGGTCTCTCCACAAAATCACTATAACGGTTCCCATACATATTTAACTCACTCGAATAACGCGCCATGCCTTCAATGGGGAAGGTGATATCCCCAATCGCATCCGGCAATAGCAGCATATTCTTGACTGGCATAATGACGGTGGATCGGACGATAGCTGGCGCGCAGACCAGAGCAAGCCCGAGGCCAGTTAGGAAGGATCGTCGTGACGAAATAATTTCAGTCATGAGAAATACCCTCGCTCCACCATCTCATCAATCCACGGGATGATCTCAGCCATCGCCTTGCCCTTCTGCTTCTCTCGCCAGCCAACCTTGGTCGTGCACAGGATGAAATTTACCTGCCAATATGGCGTGTTCAGGCGTTCGCACCATGGAAGCGGGTCACTAGTCATATTCTATCGTCTCATGATGTGTCGGATGCCACAGCGGCAAGTCTATCAATTTAACCCGCATACTGGTGATAGGTTTTGGTTCTGACTTCGGCACAGACTTATCATCGCCCAGCATTCGAGAGCGAATGTCGGCATAGTCAAATACCAGCGGTCCGATCATTCTATGCCCTCATCACCAAAAAGAGACCGCAACGTATCAGATGCTCCGCTCCCGACATGATACAGCATGTCTCTGGCAGTAGCGGAGGGTAGCCACTTGCTACCGTCCCAAATCTCGAATTCGAATATTTGCTCTGGTGGCGTGCCGGGAGGATACTTCGGGTCAATCCTGACATCACCAGTAAGTAGCTTCTTTGCATCGGTCATTTGAACAGATCCTTGATGCTTTCCTTCGGGTCCTTTAGCCGCGACTTATCCTTGATCTCAGTGCGCTCCGCTTCCAAGCGCTGCACATGCCGGAACTTAGGGCTCTTGGTGTTGCCGCGATGGCTACCCGACTTGCCGTGCTTCTTCATTCCGATGCCCTTGGTGCCGCTCATCACGAGAAATACCCCTCTGCCACCGATCCGCGCTTCAGCTTGGCCAAGTCGCGAATCTGCTCCTCGACCTCGATCGCCTTGCTCTCTTCGTCGGTGTTGGCCAGTCCGAGCGAACGCAAATGCTTCACGGCCTGTGTGGCGCTGTCGGTCAAATCCCGGTACTTGTGCTTCGGGAACGATTCCATTTCAGAAATAACCATATCCGCCCAGTCCCGAGCGGGCGCGTAAACCAGAAGCTGTGAGAACGTCGGCTGCGCCGCATAGGCCCGCGCTTCCTTGCTGCCTGCCACCTGACAGAGCTGCACCGCAAAATCCAGCCGGCCATACCTGTTCGATAGCTCCTGCGCCGCACTGATCCCGCTCGCCTTTGCTTCTATCAGAAGTTTTTCGACCCGGAAACGCTCGCATGTGTATTTCACCCATTCCATCAGGCCCCATGTGGGTTGGGTGCGCTGGACCCAGTGCTGCTTGCTCTCGCCCGGCGCCATGTCCATCCGGGGCCCGGAGAACTGCAGGTGCTTGCGCCAGGCATGCACCAGCATGATCCTAGGTTGCCCCCCACTAGAAACTTCTGAGTGCCAGATTTTCCCAGTCTTTGGATCAGCGCGGCCGTTAACCAGCGTCGTTTCCAAACTAGGAAGTGTGAACACGCCCCATACCGTCAGCGCGCTCGGGTCGTTGCGCTCCTGCTCGGTGAAGGCCGAATCGAGCGAGGCCACCAGATAGTCAAAGACAGGGAAGCGGCCATCCGGGCTTTCCCATAGCTGCCACCATTCGCGCCTGAAGATACCACCACCGCGCGGTGCGGGACTCTGGCCATACTGCCCGGCTACGGCATACGGTCCGATATCGGTTTGGATCTTCTCCCAAACATCTTCGGAAAACCGCTCCGGCCATGCCAGCATCCCGTTAACCTCGTCCGCATCGCCCTCGTCGTACCGCGGATCGTACCAGCCGATCGATGTTCGAACTGGCTCATAATGCTCATCGGTCTGACGGCCAAAGTCGTATTCCATCGGAATCATCAGGTGTTCATAGGCCATGCCCATTTCAAGGATGACCCCAGAAACGTCGTCGCCGTGCAGCCGCTGCATGATGACGATGATAACGTCCGCCTCCATGTCGTTCAGGCGGTTGGACATCGATTCCCGGAACCAACGGATTGTCTCGCCGCGAACGATCTCGGATTCGGCTTCCTTGACGTTGTGGGGATCGTCCAGAATGACGCGATTGCCGCGCTCGCCCGTGCCGACGCCCCCAACCGATGACGCCAGCTTCCAGCCCGTCGCCTGATTGGACACCATCTTGGCGCCAAGCATCACGACCTGGACCTTTTGGCCGTACAAGTCTTGATACTCCGGCGACGACACCAGAGCGCCGAACCTGCGATTGTCACGCTCGGTCAGGCTGGACGAGTAGGAGAACGTCACGTAGCGGAGATGAGCGCCGATCGTGGCCCATTCCCATGCTGGCCAGAACACGTCCACCAGCAAACTTTTCATGAAACCGGGCGGAACATTTATAAGAAGCCGCGTGATCTCGCCCCGCGACACCGCCTCAAGGTGCAGGCAGATCGCGTGCAGTGGCCAGCCATCGACGAACTTGGTCTGAGGCTCAAGGATGTGCCAGAAGTGCTTGACGAAGCGGAGCAGCCCGCCAGGGGATGAGAAGCTATTGCGCAGCAGCCGGCGTTGAGCTTCTTTCTGGAGGCTCTCCAAGCGTCGGCGGGTGTCTGGGTCTAGCTTGAGGGTCATTTATGAAACGTGAATGGCACCTTGCAATGAGGACAGCACTCTGGTGCTTTATCTCGCCACCGCAGGCCAGCAAAGCATCTTGGACATTGAACAGCGCTCCAGTCTGGACCTGACCCAATGTCGACGCCGACGAACGTCACGCCGGCCCAACTCCCTTCAATAGCGTCCTTCAATCCGGCGGCTATCTTGTCGAATGCGAGCTTGGTCATCACTCATCCTCTCTTGTTAATGCGGGAGCCATGAACCTTGAACGGCAGCGATGCCTAACCAACCACGATCCGCAGGTTCATTTTCTGAAAGCCGACCCTCCCGCTAGCCGACCGAAAGGAACATCGCGGTCGGTGACTGATTAGCTCCTAGGAGTGATATTGATATCGCAACCGAGCGTGTTAGCCCACCGGACCAACAGTTTCATGGACGGCTGCTTGTTTCCATTCTCGCAGAATTTGATCGTGCCTGGCGCGACATGCATCAGGCTGGCCAAGTCATCTCTGGACATTCCCCATGCCTCGCGCGCTCGCACCAGTTCTGCAACGATCTTGGACAGCATTAAGGATTCCTGCTCGGTTGAAATGAGCGTCCTGTTCACGCGCGAGCGCCGGCCCGTTCGATCGCAGCTTGGCCGAGAGGAAGGTCAGCGAGCATCCCCAAGGCTGCCTTGTAGGTTTCCAGGATCGTCTCATGTTCAGCCCGCTTGTTCGCATCCTGCTTTCGAATGCGGACTATCTCGCGCAATGCCTTAACGTCGAAGCCTTGAGACTTCGATTCAGCGTAGATATCGCTGATGTCGGAGGTGATCTCAGCCTTGGATTCCTCCAGGCACTCAATCCGCTCGACGATGGATCGGATTTGGTCGTGAGATACGGTGGTCATTTCGCGCGTTCCTTCTGATTTGCCTTTTTCTTCTTCGGTGGTTTGACAGTCCAGCCGTGGCGCCGCAGTTCTCCCTTTTCTGCCTTGGCCTTGGCTTCAGCTTGACGGCGGTAGTCAGCGCTGCACGTCGATCATGATGGTGTGATCCTTGAGACGATCCGGGATTCCATCGGTGGGGAGCATCGCAGTCAGACCGCCGCCTTTCCGGATTTTGACTGTCATGCCAAGATCGGATTCCAGCTTGGATCTGAACTCGGGCCAATTGTCTCCCGTGACGTTCGGCGCCTCGGTCGGCATCCCAGGGCATTGCCCCAGGATTGTCTTCTGCATCTCCTGCCACAGGTCCTTGCTGCCGAAGTGATGCGTCCAGATCGAATGGCCCATCAGATATTCGGCGGCCTCGTGCATCTCCTGGAACGAGCAGAGCAGCACCCCGGAGGATAGTGAGGCAATAACGGGTGTTGGGAAGTCGCGAGTTTCTGTCATTTTCTTTGTTCCTTCTTTTCGGCTTGACGACGCTTTCGCATCAGTTCCCTTTGATATGCCTTCCGATCGAACGTTCCTCGAGGTGCACGTTTGGATTTGGTGGACGGCAAGGGTGTTGAACCCTTTTCCAGACACGGTGCCTGCTCGCGCGCTTCCTGTATCTTGTCTACCGAGATGCCGCCCGATTTTTGTGGCATTCCTCCCGCCAATAATGCTGGCATTGGCGTGCAACGGTGACGGCTACCGACCAAGGCTAGGTTCGCATTGCACCTAGGACAGCGTTCAATCTTGATCATTGGTCATCCAACCAATTCTTGGATGCGACCTGAGACCATACCTTAGAGCCGGACATAACACGGGTCGCCTTGAGACTTCCCTGAAAGCCGAAAGCCACCGTGTACTGATTGCGACCTATGTGGGTGATCTTGACCCACTTGATGCCTTGGCGCTTGGTGCTCTCTGTGTTCATGCCGTTAGTCTAACCACACTTGTTAGACTAACGCAAGCCCCTATTTCTCTTCCGGCTCGTTCTGATCCGACGTCGTCAAGCAATCCTCATGAAAACAGTCACGATGAAGAACCCCAACGGAATCCAGCCATTCCACATCAATAAGCTGCTTATCGTCGTGGAATGGGTCCGAAACGGTCATCTTATGACCGCCTGATTTGAGCTGGACAACGGTTCCAGTTTCAAACTTCCTGATCACGGCTATCCTCATTCGTCACCACCCTTATCTGTCTGATCGGTAAGAAGAAGTTGCGCCGTCTTCGCCAGTTCCGTCACCAGTTCCGCGTCGCTTAGCTTGTCGAACTCGCCAGCGCGCCCGATTTCATGCCGGTGCACGTCGCGCCACTGGTCCTTGCGGCGGTTCTTGAGCCAGAAGATGCAGGCCGTAGTGTCAGGTGGAACATGCTCTAGGTACGGGACAATCACAGCGTCTTCTACCCGGGTAGAACCCTTCGGAAGGAAAATCTTAACGCTTTCATAGGTGTAGCCAATGGCGCGGGTGTAAAGGCTGCGCTCCACACGGTCATCGGCTACCGATTTCCCAACTTTTAAGGCCTCCCCGAACTCAGGATGTTCCGTCTTCCATTCGGAAATGGTCGAGATGTTGACCTTGAAAAAACTGGCGATCTCGACATCGACGGCACCTAGCTTGCATAGTTTTGTGGCCTGCTCCGGGAACTCTGGTTTGTAGGCCGGAGGTCGCCCCATCTTGACCATGCGAGTTAGCGTATCTCCGTCTGGCATCTCATCCAGTTCAGCCATTCCTCCGTCGTCCCCAATAACGCCCTCAGCACGATCGGCTGCGCGCTTGATCTCTGCTTTTGAGGGTTTGCGGGGCTTTTTCATGGGTTGGCCAGCAGGATCTCGTCAATGATAGCATTGTGCCGATCTGCGCCGCAGTTGCAGTAATCGTGAGGGCTTGTGTCATTGCAGCACTGACCGCTCTTGGGACATGAGTACCAGCAATCGTCACAGACGTAGTGGGATTGGCGCAGCAGTTCCATTTTCTCGCGGAGGTTCATGCCAAGTTATCCCGCCACAGCTCAAGCCATATCGCCTCGTTCAACTCCGATTCGCTCGCGATCAGGGCCGGCGCGTGGCGCAGGAACTCCATTGCTTTAAGTTCCTCGGTTTCCTGCAGGGTTCTTGTCCTGGTGCGCGGAATGAACTGGATGATTTCTGCGGTCATGATCGTATTCCTCAGATATACTTCGGCATCGTCGCCCCACCACAGAAACCGGTAGGCGTTCCGTTGTGGTCTTGGTGGGACCAGCGCCAGAACATGCATTCCGCGGCGATACAGTGGGTAGGAGCGGTGTGACGAGCGTAGCCCATGGAGGTCATCGAACCTGATCCCAGGCTGATGCTGTGAGCTTCAATAGGAACGTGCTCCACATGTCCAGATGGAGACAGCGCGTCTGCCGCAGGAAAGCTTTGCGGACATCTCTTCATCTTCGCCTCGTCCTCAGTCAGCATATCGCGAACTGTCATTGTCTGGTCCTTCAGTTAGACGGCGTTGGCCATATTTTTATGGAACCTATTACTATTGGTCCGCCGTAAATCAACTGATGGCTATGCGTCGGATCAGTAATCGTTAGAGGTGGTGCTGGCTTCGGTTCCGGCTTGTCCTCGCCCAGCATGCGGGATCGGATGTCGGCAAAGTCGAATATTAGGCTTGTCATGGCTCTTTCCTCTTCAATTGATCCAGCCCCGATGAATGTCCCAAATCAAGGTTGATCCTTCTGGGCTTGCTGGATAATTCTTCCCATCTGGAACATTGCAATCCGGACAAGGCGCTCCGGCCCCGCCGCACTCGCATGCCCGCTCCCCTTCCCAAGGCTTGTCACGGTGGTTTTCACATACCCATCTGTGGCCGTCGCAGCGCTGGCAGATCATTTCTACACCGCGCCCGCGTAAATATGGTCCTCGCTGGAGTCCGAGACACGGGTATATTGACCTTCCTTCTTGCGCTGGTTCCTCAGCCTGTTGGCTTCCCTCGCCTTGGATTTGCGGTTTTCCCGCTGATCGTCGCCAAGCCAATAGGATACCGTCGACGGGTTCAACTGGGTTACTTTTGCCATGCCGGCAATAGTGAAGCCAACGTCACGGAGCTTGAGAATAGCAGCCTGTCTGGCGCGACTCACCACGCCATTCCGCTCGCGGCCGAAGAACCTGGCTGGCGTAATCCCGAACTCGTCACAGACCGCATAGACAATGGATGTCATGTAAAGATCCTCCAGCGGGTCATTTCAGGGCCTCATCAAGCATGGCCTGCCATCCGGCCTTCCACGCTTTGCCGGCGAGCCAGTCGGCCTTCTCGCCTCCGCAGTCCACGGCGGCCATCATCGCCTCTGTCGGCTCTCGCATGGCCTCGATCGCGGCGCGGGCTTCCTGCCGGCATTCCTCTTCCGCATCTGGAAAACGCCCCCACGGGATTTGACCACCATACCGCTCTTGGTGAATCGCCCTCGCCACTCGCTCTCGCATCTCGCTCATTTCAGGTCTCCGGTGGGGCTGGGAGGGGCATCCAGTGAGTGGGCTGCGCTGCGAATAGGCCCGCATTGTCCATCCAGTCCCATGTCTGGCCAACTTGGCTCCACCCCCAATAGGCATCGCAAGGATGCAGGTTCGTCGCACCGACCATGATCCACGTCCCATCCCTCGGCGCCGTCACGATCGGCTGCCATCCCCGAGCTTTCTTGGCGCCTTCCAGACCCGCCTGGAATCCCCAAGTAAACCAGTCTTCAGCTATTTGCTTGTTCTCGTCAGACTCAGGGGTGGCGGGGCGATCGATCGTCCGCCACGGCGAGGGCATCGCGGCGATAGCGGCTTGGGCAATGTCCAACCCCATGGCATGGGTCTGAGGTCCCAGCCATCCCGTATCGGGACCATAATCGCCCATCTTGATCCCGATCGCCCGCGCGACCAATTCCACTACCTCGTTCCCGGACTCGGTCATTTCACATCCTCGGACTTGAGCTTTAGCTTGACACAAAGACGCAGGAGCTTAGCGACCGGCTCCGGCGGCCCCTTGGCAGCGTAATTCTGGCCGGTCCTGGCTGAGACGCCAAGCCATTCCCCGGCCTCCTCTTGATTGAGGCCGAGGGATTTTATGGCGGTTTTGTATTGGGCGGGCGTCATCCTTCGGCGCGCTCGAAATAGGGAGGCTTGCCGGCGTATTTGATCACGTAGCCACGGAAGCCGTCGCCGCGCGGCGTGTTGTAGATACCGATTTGGCCCTCGGCCGCACCGCCGATGAAGTCGGTGGCGATCTTTATCACGGTATCCAGGGTATAGGCCTTGGAAACGTAATGGCTCTTGAGTGGGGGTGTGGTGTCGCAATCGAGATACATGGAATGCCTCCGTCTCTGGTAGCCATGTAATACGAAACATATTCGTATTACGCAAGTCTTGCGTATTCACGAAATGTTACGAAAGCTTATGATCGTGCCAGGTGCACAGCCGAATCCCGAGCTTGCGCTGGTACATGTAGACGGTACGGGCCGACAGCCCCAGCGCATCGGCGAGGATGAACGGATCAACCGTCGGGTTGGCCCGGAGGTAGGCGTCACGCTCCGCGGTGAACATGCGGGCGCGGCGGATCGGGTAGAGATCGGGGGCGATCACCGTCATTCGGCGGCGTCCTTCATGGCTCTCTCGTCTGGCTCATCGCAAGCCAACCTCATCTGCTTGATTGCAAAGTCAATTCCTGCGTTGTAGCCGCGCTGGAACGGATATTCGATCCGTCTTTCCTTGAATTTCCCGGCAATGAGCCTGTCGTAAAGCTCTGCCACCAGTTGCTCGCTCATTGCTCAGCCTTCGTTCCGAACTGGTAGTTTGCCCAGAATGATAACGCCGCGAAGATCATAAACACCGGATGCAGCAGCACGCTCGCCATCATCGCTGCCCCAAAGGAAATACCCCAGATAAATCCCATCGTGCGTTCATTGTTCATGCGGATAGAATCCCCGTGTTGAGCCAAAGAGGTCTGCAATGGACGAATGCGCGGAGGCGTCGCGTCACCCAATTACCAGTCTTTGCGTTGCCCGATCTCCAACTATCGTTTTAGCTGCTTCATAGTGCTGAATATGCCTGCAGCCCTTGCAGATATCCCAAAACCTGAAGAAATATGGCTGCGATGCTTTCGGCTTCCAGTTCGGGCCATGCTCAAACCGCTGCATCATCAATTTGCATTTCGGGCAGATGCTTCCACCTTCAATTTTGGCAGCTTTTCGTTGTTTTTCAGCTCTTCTCACCTTGTTTTACTCCCTTTCTGGAGGTCCTACAGGTTCGGTTCAGATTGGTGCATGCTGAAAGCTTCGCCGTCTCCAGCGAAGCTAACGGCTACAGTATACGGACGAGTCGTATGCAGAGGCGTTCGACGGATCAAAGCAACCTTGTGACAGGAAGGGCCAGGTCAGCGGTCTGCCCTTTATGCTCGCTTTTGACGCAGGAACACCGGCCACCGATCCGTCAGCAGCGCGGCTCTCCCGTGGGTCGCAATTCAACAGCGGAGCCCACTCACTTTTCATTCCGCCGCAGATTTCCGCAACAACCCTGGCTAGGCTCGCGGTTCCTGGCCCGATGGACGGGTTGCGCAATGCGGCTGAGGGGGGTTGGTTTTCTGGCTGGGGGATGCTAAGTGAGCATCTTCGGTCAGGGTCCTTGTCCAAAGAACCACCTTGATCAGCACCGAGCGGTTTGCGGCCGCGTCGGTGCACCTTTCTAAGGGGCTTGATGTTCATGCGTCAAGCCCCTTTCAATTTGAGCCAGCAGGTTGGCGATTCCAGCAGCAAACACGGGGTCCGCAGCCATCAATTCCTCAACCTTCCGTATCGCATGCAAAACTGTCGTATGGTCCCTGTTGCCAAATTTCTGGCCGATATACACAATCGACCTTCGTGTGGTCATTCTGGCCAGGTACATGCCGATCTGGCGGGCCCTGACCGCGGGTCGGAACCGGCGATCCGAGAGCAGGTCAATCATGGTGACGTTTCCGAACGCGCAGACCATGCGCTGAATCGCACCGATCTTTCTGGCGGTAAAAAAGAGGTTATCCACAGGAATTGGAGGATTTTTATACTCATTTTGCTCCGGAATGACCGGATAGACCAGAATCTCGCGCGGCTTGGCTTTGGGTTTTGAGATTGGTTCCGGCGAACGCTGTGAGGCCGATGGACATTTCACCCCCGTATCCACCTTGGCCTTGGCGGCAATGCTCAATTTGAGGGCATGGTGGCGGGCCCGGATCTCGGAAAGGCTACGGTTCTCGAGTTCGGTCCATGCTGTCATGCGCAAGCCCTCACAATCACCCGCATCCCGGACGGCGCGTGACCCCAGATCACATGCAGCCCGCGCATGTTTTTCTTGGCGTCGTTGGCGATGATCTCAATCCGCCGGAGATAGTCGATGACCGATTTGATGCCGTTGTCCGCATCGAGATTGCAGTGGTCTTCGGACAGGACGATCGTCACGGTGAAGCGCTCCAGCCGGTCGAACTTCGGCGGATTCGCCGAGCGCTTGGCGGCCATGACGAACCGATCGGCCTGCTCTTTCCATGCGCGAAGCTTGGGCTGGGATTGCCAGTCGACACGGCGGGTCCGGTTCACGGACAGGGGCGGCGGCAGATCGAGCATGACCACGTCTTGGGCTGGGAGATCGGCAAGGGCGTACATCAGGACCGCCTTTCGATCTTGCCGATATCTGAATAGTCGGCATAGATAACGGCATCAGCCAGTGATGAAAGCATGCAAAGGATGATGATGCGCCAACTCCATTCAATGCCGAGCAAATGAGCGCACAGCATCATCCAGATGACCCAGATAAGAGCTCTAAAAAATTTAAACTGGGGCATCATTCATCCCTCCAGTCTATCCCATCGAAATCCCTTGGTGCCCGCAGAAAGGCCGGTAGTGCGTCCAGCCGCTCCCGGTGTGCTGCAGCTTGGATTTGCAGGAAGACGCTTTCGAGCAAGGAGCGCTCGACGAGGACAAAGGCTTCACCCGCGCTACAGTCCGACATCGCGCGCGGCCGATTCAGAGCCGAGGGTGACGGAGACCACTCTCTCGGATGTGGCGCGGGTGAACTCTGAATTGGTCCGGCCGCTGCAGGGGAGGACTCTGCAGCGGCCGGCTCACCCACGCCACAAGCCGGCATCACTGACGGCTCACGCTCACCGGGGCTGATGTGAGGCGCTGAGGATGGCGCGGGTGAAGTCTTGAAGGGGTTTGCGATGTCGAGGGCGGGGTGCATCAGACTGGCTCACGGTTTAGGTGGAATGGCGGGCATCCGGTCCATTCGCGCAGGTCACCCTTGCTGCGAGCATCCTCCCGCCGCCATGCTTCAAGGCGGTCCAGATAATCCGACGCGGTTTCATCCTTTTTACGAATAGGGTAACTCATGGGCTGCTGTTTGCTCATGGCTCAAAGGCCTCCATCGTCCATTCCAGGAAACAATCCTCGCAAAGAGCCTCACCATCATCGTTGAATGCTGTCGCGATTTCCTTGCATCCTCGCGCCTCGCATTGATGATTACCGGAGCCGTCGCAGGCCTCACATTTCCCCGCATCCCAGACATCAGGATCGTTGCCGCCATATCTGGAATTCAGTTTGCGACCTTCGCCGCCGCATCTGGCGCATGGGAGGAAAGTCACTCCGCTACCTGTTTTTCTGCGAGATTAGCGAGGACTTCGTAAGATACCCGCTTGATGTTGCGCTCGCGGGCGGCCTCAACGACACGCTTCCAGTAGACGGAAGGTATCGAGTTGCGGTGTTTCATTACCCCAGCATGGTTCTCGGTGATGCCGATCGCCGCACTGAAGGGCGCATATCCGCCAAAGGCGTCGATAATGTCGGAGAAGTTGTTCATGACGCATCATTACGCCGAGTAAACGCGCTCGTCAAATTATTTTTACGAATGGTGTTGACTTCCGGAAATTACGCGGTGTAAGGTGTGCGCATCAGATCGCTGATGGAGAGCCGCCTTGGAACAGACCCGCACCCACCACTTCGACAACGGCGACGTCATCACCGGGCTTTGCCCGAACGGCGAGTTCGGCGCCTACCTTGAGCGCCATGACGGCCGCATCCGTGGTTATGGCCACACGCGGTTCGCTGCGATCGCCGACCTCGTTGAATCGCTCGACCTGCAGGAGCCGGAAGACTTCGACCGTCAGGCCGCCGCGTTCGACCATGCGCATGATCTCCGCAAGAACTGGGAGCGCGTGTGATGCCCTACATGATTTCAACCGGCGCCCATTATCATTGGGTCGAGCGGATCACCGCAGAGACGAACACCCCCGGTGCGCTCAAGATCATCCTCCATGGGGCGGAGGACGTTTCTGACCAGCAGTTCAATCAGGCGGAGATAACGATCTTCACTGACAACGCGGCCCTAGCAAGGCGGCTTGCCGCTGCGATCAATGAATGTGCAAAGGCCCCGGCCCGCAAGCACGAGGTGGCCAATGGGTGAGCTGACGCAAGTCATGGAGATAGCTCGCCTCACCCGAGAAAACGGCGAACTGAAAGCCGCGCTGATGTCGTGCCGTACATCCTACGACGGCTACCAGATCACGAGCAATGATCAGTATGCCCAGGTGATTGATAACTTCTGGCGCGAGCTTCAGCGGATCGACAAGGCGGCGCGCACCGCTCTCAAGGAGCCATGCAAGTGACATTCAAGGTCATGAAAGAGCGTTGCGATCAATGCCTATACGGTCCCGACAAGATCGTGAGCAATGCGCGCCGGTCGCAGATCATCCGCGAGATCATGCGAAAAGACTGTCACTTCATCTGCCACAAGGCATCGATCGCAGGCCAAAACGTGGCCTGTCGTGGCGATTTTGACCAGCGCGGTTGCGGCCAATTGGGCCGCATCATGGGGCGCCTGAATGTAATTGAGTTCGTGCCGGAGGCTTCTTTGAAGACTGCAAAGAAGGGATCTGGCAAATGACCCCACAGATGCGCGCCAACCTCGACCTCGCCAGATGGCAAGCCATGCGAGAGCTTCCGCCGGAAGAACGGATCGACCGGTTGATGTCGGATTTCTTCAAGGCGCCGCTGGATCTGGACGTCCGCTATTCCGACGTGCTCGCAGCGGTAAGCGCGGAGATGGCGGAGTGATTGCATACATCGCAGGAGCCCTGACGGTCGTCATCCTCCTGTTCGTTACGTGGCAGATCGGACAGCCGAGCGACGACGATTACTCGCAATGCCGTGGCCTGGATAAGGTGGAGGATTGAAGATGGAAAGCCTACACAAAGCCATCGAGGCCGCCAAGAGCTTGCGTCTGGAGATCGCGCGCATGTGTTGCGGCGACGAACAGTTGCTCGCCGACACGTTCGAGGGTGAAACCACGCTTGATGCGGAAATCCGCGCCGCTGTGCTCCTGATCGAGGAGGACGAAATTTTCGTCACCGGCATCAAGGCGCGCGAGGCCGAGCTGAAGGCGCGGCGGTTGAGGTTCGAGAAGCGCATTGAAGCAACGCGCGGGCTGATCGAGCAGGCCATGACGCTGGCGCAATGGCAAAGCCGAGAGATGGACATCGGAACTGTAGCACTCGGCAAGGCCGCGCCGCGGCTAGCGATCGACGACGAGAGCGCCATCCCTACCCAATTCTGGAAGCGCGGAGAGCCGACGCTCGACAAGGCTGGGCTGACGAAGGTTCTGCGCGAGCGCCAGAAGGCGTTGGAAGGAGTCGCAAGGATCAAAAATATCGGGGAGCGCACGGCGGCCGAGGCTGTGATTGACGATGAATTGCCGGCAATCCCCGGCGTCCACATGGAAACTGACGGCGTAACGCTGACCATTCGGAGAGCCTGACATGAACCAGATTTCACGTATCCAGCCGGCCGGCGTCGCTTCGTGGACCTCTCGCCAGCTCGACACCATCAAGCGCACGGTCGCCCGCGATACCAATCACGATGAGTTCGACCTTTTCATCGAATATGCGCGATCGAAGCAGCTCGATCCATTCTCGAAACAGATCATCGCCGTCGTCTACTCCAAGGACAACGCCGAAAAGCGCAAAATGACGATTATCGTCACGCAGGACGGCCAGCGCGTCTTGGCGTCCCGGTGCCGTGATTACCGCCCGTCCGAGACAGAGCCGGAGTTCACTATTCAGCCGGATCTGAAGTGCCCGACCAACCCGCTCGGCATTGAGAAGGTCACGGTTACCCTGTGGAAGCAGGACAGCGGCGGCGCTTGGCATCCGGTCAAGGGCTGGGCCTATTGGGACGAATACGCCCCAGTCAAGGAAGAATGGGCGTTTGATCAGGAGTCCGGCAAGCGCAAGCCGACCGGGAAACTGACCATCGACGCATCTGGCAACTGGGCCAAGATGCCCCGCGTCATGCTGGCCAAGTGCGCCAACATGGTTGCACTGCGCGCCGGCTGGCCGGAAACGTTCTCAGGCCTCTATGTCGAGGAGGAGATGGACCGCGCCAAGGCGATCGACCTCACCGCCTCTGAAATGGTCGAGCACGAGCGCGAAGAGCGCCGCATGAAGTCGATCGCCATGTCAGACGACGAATACCCGTTCGTCGACCACGAGGGGACGATGACGTTCATCCCGGCCGGAAGGTACGGCGACCGCGTTATCATGATGGCCCGGAACTGCACGGACCTCGCCGAACTCGACAGCATGAAGACCCGCAACAGGGAAGGCCTGCAGCGGTTCTGGGCTCGTCACAAGGACGACGCACTATCGGTCAATGCCGAGATGGAGAAAATCCGCACCGCCCTGAATAAAACGGCAGGTGCCAAATGATCCTGTTTTTCGACACCGAGACTACTGGGTTTTTTGACGATCGCCTTCCGGTCGATCACGAGGCGCAGCCCTATATCGTCCAGCTTGCGGCGCAATTGTGCGAAGACAGCGGGGAACCTGTCGGTGGGTTCTCCTTCATCGTCCACTATCCAGGCGTTTCCATTCCGGAGCGCGCAGCGGCGGTGCATGGCATCACCACCGAGAAGGCCGAGAAGCTCGGTATCGAGCCGGAATATGCGATGTCTGCTTTCGAACACCTATACCGCCGCGCCGATCTGGTTTGCGCCCACAACATCAAGTTCGATAAGGGCGTGATCGAAACGGCAATTGCCCGTCACTATGGCAAGGCAATGCCACTACGAAAGCAACTGTTCTGCACGATGGAAACGGCCTCGCCGATCGTCAATCTGCCACCCACAGAGAGGATGCTTGCCGCCGGCTTCACCAAGCCGAAGCCTCCAAAGCTGGAGGAATGCATTCGTCATTTCTTCGGGGAGGAATTGGACGGCGCACACGACGCAATGGTCGATCTTGCTGCATGCAAGCGTGTCTATTTGGAACTGAAGAAGGTCGCAGGATGACGCCCGCCGATCAAGCCATCAACGCCGCCATATCGCTTGAAGCGAAGAAAGACGGCCTAGTCCAGAAGCAGTCAGGCGACTGGAAGATGTCCTTCACCGTTCAGGCAATCGACATGAGCGATCGTTTGACGAAAGCCCCCATGGGAACGCGGTTTGCCATGGTGCTGGTGGAGATCGGCGACGATGAATTACCGGCTCCGACAGCGACGACTTCCCCCGTTGTCGAGGCGCCGACCGAGCCGGTCAACCAGCCCCGGCCGGCTCGGGCCAGGCGTGATTGGCGGGATGTGCCGCCGGCAGAACAAGCATTCCTTCGGTGTCAGGATGTCGCCTTCGTTTCCTTCCTGAAAGAGGAATGGTCGCTCGAATGGCGGCAGGCTGGGAATATTGATCCAGCCGCAGATTGCGTGCGCCAGATTTGCGGCGTGGAGTCACGCAGCGAGCTTGCGACCAATCATCGATCAAGGATGCTGTGGAAGCAGTTGGACGACCAATTCCAGGCGTGGATGAGGGTTGGCGCATGAGCCTGCGAGGAGAACGCCGCACCGAGTTCCCCCAGTCAGTCCGCAAGGCCGCATTCGCCCGCGCCTGCAAGCCTGACGGCGTGCCCAAATGCGAAGCCCCAGGTTGTGGCAAGGTGATCCGCGCCGGCCATCTGATATTCGAACACGTCCAGCCTGACGGCCTCGGTGGAGAGCCGACGATCGACAACTGCAAATGCTACTGCGACGTCTGCGCGGACAAGAAGACGGTTGAGGAAGACAATCCGCGCATGGCCAAGGCCGATCGTGTGCTGAAGCGCTCCTACGACCTGATGCCGGCGAAGCAGAAGATTCCGTCACGAGGTTTCGCCAGGCGCCAGCGCACCCATGCGGGACGGCCGCCGGCACTGCGCTTCGATTAAAAGGGACACAGA